AACAATAGAACGAACATCACTAACCAAGTTATCTAAAAAGCCAGGAGCTTGTGAGATAGTAGCAGGGGTAGGTGGAGTTGGCATCATAGGAGGTAACTGCGCTCCATTTTGATACTTTTTCGGATTATATGTATATTCTTTTCTTATTTTCATTACTTATGTCTGTTATTACCCATTACCTTTTCAATCCCTCTAGAACCGAAGTATGCTCCTACAATTAATGAAAGAACTCCTGCTACACTATCTAGTTGATAACCTAAATACCAACCTACTATATAGGATACTGAAAAGAAAATTAAAGTTATAGGACGCACATTTTTGCTAAGCCAGCTTGTACTAGCCATATCAGCAGTCCATCTTTTAGACACTTCTTGCATCTCTATCATATCAATTTCTAACAACTTCATTGCTTTTTCTTTATCTTCAGCAGGCATAGTTTTATCTTTTGATATAAGATTTTTTACTAAACCTAATACACCTGCATCAGGTATTACATCTCCTGCTATACCTAATATACTAGGAGCAGCCTTAGATAAGAATGCTCCTACCTTAGTTTCAGAAAACTTCTTTTTTGGTTTTCCCATAATTTATTTCTTTTTTTTCTTAGTGGTTTTTTTCTTTTTTTTAGGAGGTCTTCCCATTTTAGACCCGTATGTTCCTTTACCTTTAGGCATAATTATTTATTTAAGTGTTTAACATTTCCACCTACGTCTAGCTTGTCTTATTCTAGAGTTCGGATTATTTCTAGTTTTTGCACTAGACCTCTTAAGTTGTCCTAAGCTTCTAGCACAGTATGACTTTCGTCTTTTAGCAGCTTTGCTACCTTTTTTAACTTTACCGGTAACAGCTGTCTTAAGTTTAGATCCAGGGTTAGCACGCCTGTAAGCTCTAACTCCTTTACGAGTCATGCCTGCTCCAGACTTAGTTTTACGGTAGTTACCGCCTTTGCCTGTAGTACGTCTAATCGCCTTTGCCATAATTATTTCTTTTTACGTTTCTTAGCAGTCTTCTTAGCTCTCCTAAAGTTTGCAGCTGTAGGAGCTCCTTTAGATCCTGGCTTTCTCATTTTCTCACCAGAGCCTGCTTTGATACGTCTTCTTTTAGCGTGGATATTTGCGTATAATCCTTTTTTCTTTTTTTTTGCCATAATAATTACATTTTACATCCGTCCTTACGGAATTTTTTTAAACTTAACATACCACCATATGCGTAAGAATAAGTTTTTCTCTTTCTCTTACGTTTTGTAGATCCACCTTTTTTCATGCATCCACATCCCATGGTTATACTTTTCTTTTTTTGATGTTCATAGCAGCTAACATTCCGCCACCCATCTTACTTATTTTTTTATCTAACATGCCACCTATTGCATACATGCCTGGATTTGCTGGTCTCATTTTACCACCGCCTCCATATTTCATTTTTTTATTTCCCATTTTGAAAATATTATATAGTTACACAATTATTTACCAACTTTCTTCATCGCCATTTTATGCGATTTACCGAACGTTGCGCCTTTTTTCATAGCAGTAACCATACTTCTTATATGCTTTACTGTATGATGTTTAGAATGCCTTTTAAGAGCATTCTGTTGTCTTTTATTTAGACTATCTACGTTTACGCCTTTTACTTTCATATTAATGCCATCTAAGTGTTATTGCAATTATAATAAAATAAATATTTAGTTCATACCAATCTTCGTCTGCATACTCAGGTATTCTATCATCTTTACTAAAATAAGTAAATCCTAATAAAGCACCGTCTCCTAGAAGACGAATATGAATTAAACTAAATAAATTCATTATTTTTTTCTTTTTCTTCCTTTTCTTTTTTTACCTTTTACTGCTGCTCCTACATCACCAAGTTGATTACCAACTTCTTTCATAGCACTACCTACATCAGATAGTTCTTGACCTACATTTTTAGCACGTCTTTTAACTTCTTTTACTGTTGCTATGGCTTTCTCGTCAACTGTGGTTTTGCTCCATAACTTAGTCCACCATCTTTTTAATATATTCATATCTTTAAAATTGTCCCGCTTGTGCGGCTTGGTCTACTGCTTCTTGTATATCAGCTAAATCTGCAGGTAGCAGTAGATCTAAACCTGCCTTGAAAGCTGTTTCTTTTATACCGTCATAAAATATAATAACGGTAGGTGCCATACGCACCTTGTATTTCTTTTTCGCATTAGGTGCTTTTGATATATCTATTCTATAGTATAAAGCATTTTCTACTTTATCCCATTCTGCAAAGCAGTTTTCTTTATTAAATTCTGCCCAGAACTCTACTACTATAGGTTGTAGGTTATCATCTCCAAATGCGGATCTTTGATTTATTGTTTCTTCAAAGTTGCTATCATCAATCCAATACTCTTCTGGTACATCGCTTTGTGCAAAGGTATAGAAGCTTATTAGTAATAGTATTATGTGTTTCATCTTTGTTTCTGTATTTCGTATAGCCTTTCGTCTATCTTATCTAATTTTTCTTTTATATCTTCAACATCATCTTGTGTATCTAATATTGTAGATCTAATTAATTCGTCTTTTAAATCATACTCAGTTCTAGATATTTCTGGTTTAGGCAACTCTTTAGCTTCAGCTATATCTGCCTGTAGTGTAAACCACATACCAGCTAATGCCACAATACCAGCTATTAAGCCTCCTATTGTTTTAAGTGATATAGCAAAATCTGATTTACCATCTCCATCTATATCTATACCCATAGATGTATTTTCGTCTAATTGTCGTGCCATAACTTTCTCATTTAATCACCACATAAACCACAGCCTATGCAGAACGGACATATAAAATTTGTTTTCATATTATCTAAATGTATAATTAATTCCAAAGGTTGAGTTAAAAAATTCAGTATCCCACATTTTAGTATATTCTCCTTCTACAAATACCCCAAGCGTCTTACTAATTTTCCATCCCATGTTTAGACCCCCTTGGTAGTCTAACCATTGTTCAAATTCGTTTTCATCTCCTGTTACAGGATCGTACTTCCATCCATTTCTATATCCATAGTTTAGTTCATCCCACTCTCTATCATTAAATATATATTTATGATAAGGAAGTAGTACACTAGCGTATGCATGTATCCAGAAACTAGACTTATAATGATAGAAATCCATACCTACAATAGGTGATACAACATGATAAGGTTCTACAGTTTCCCAAAACTCTCTGTTATATCTATTCATGAGTTTTCTAAATACAGTATTTCTAAACTGTAAATCTGTATATGCAACTATGTTTCCCTGATCATCTCTCCATAACCAGTCTCCCATTTGTTCAACTGTACCATCATTATTGTAGACAACAGATGAGTAGTATACGTCTTCGTATCCGTATTGATATCCAAGACTGTACCAAGGATTTGCAGGGTATTGATTACCAAACTCATCTGTTTCCATTTGGTTTAACCAAAGCTCTATTGGATTAAATCCATAACCACGTTGATGAGTACGGTAGATTGCGCCAGCTGAAATAGAAGCTTTGCTACCTAGTGGTAGTCTAAATCTAAGCTCTGCTGATTTATATTCGAAGTCTCTTGATCCTATATTTCTTTGCTCTAGCTTAGCAATATGATATTTACCAGTGTGTCTAATAAAGAATCTAGAGTTGTTCCAAACCATTCCTCTATGTCTTTCCTTTTCATAGTGTAGTAAGTATTCTAAACCGTCAACTGCAGAAGTAGGAGCAGATAATGCATTTTGTTTTTCTCTTTTTACATTACCAGTCCAGAAGTTATCCGGCTTTCTCTCGTATCCAAAACGACCAAGCTTACGGATTCCAAATCCATATCTATAATCAAAAGGATGTTTGATAGTTACATCTATTACTTCTGGTACATCATATAAACTTCCACCTTCTGGAGGTCTAACAAAAAAAGACTCTTGCTCTACTTGAGCATTGTTAATATCTCCAGCTACGTAAATAGTTCCGTATTTAAAGATCTGTTCGTATATAGATTTGAAAATGTTCTTCTTTTCTTTTTCTACTTGACCGTAGGTTACAAAAGAACATAATAAGAATATTAAGGTAAAGATGTAAGTACCTCTTTTATAAGTATAAGAATCTCTCATTTTTATTTAGTGTTTATTATCAGAGAGAGTCAGCGAGCTGCTGTTACTATATAATTGGAGATTCTATACTAAATTTTGGTATTCTTTGGAACTTTATTACTACGCTGACTATCTTTGATATCTAAAATTAATATTATCTGGCAGATAATCTCATATTCGCACTAACATCATACAAATATAAACTATTTTGGCTTACATTGTCAAATGAAAAACGAGAAATTATGAACTTATCTACAAACCTCTTTTTAGTAAACCAGTCTTTATTAACATTTAAGTTACTAGTTATTAGTTCTAAATTACTGTCTATGAAGGGATTGTCAGGATTAATAACAATATCTCGGAACTTATTAACAGACCAAGTGCCTTCTGTATTAAACATATTAAAATTACGTATATCTTCTTGGTTTGTTGAGGTTTTCCTCACTAAATCAAGATTACCAGAACACTGATACGAGTTATATATTAGTAAATCAGTAATAGTACTATTATATAAGTGTGCTCCGTTTGATGCTGTAGTCTTAGATATCCAGTTGACCGTTGCATACATTTTACTACGATCCGGCTGTTCATTAAATACTGCATCTACAAAACTTGCATATGTTTGTTGTGTACCTCCTACTTCATAAAACCTTGCATATTTAGTAGGTATATTGTGTTTATATATTTCATCGTAATTCATTGAATATAATACATTACGAGTGTTAGTCATTAGATAAGGGGTGTAATCATGATAAGAAATCCAAGCTTGTGTATCTAACGAAAAAGATAATGTCCAACTATTATCTGTAAAAAAGGTAGCTAGCTGTGCTGCAGTTATAAGCTGTAGTACTTTTTTACCATTAACTGTTGCAACAACATAGTACTGTCCTTGATTAAGAACTAGTTGACCGTCTGATAATGTATTTATATTAGTTGGCATAATTAAAATGTAAATCCGAGATTTTCCATCGCGGTTTTTATTAAGTTTTTATAATATCCTGTATTAGGTGCACCTGAACCTCCATCATTATTAGGAACTACATCAAATGTAAATCCTACATTACTTACACCGCTTAGTCCTCCAGCATTGTATACTCCTGTTCCATCTTTTACTGCTGTTAAATACTGCTTAAATGCTAAGTTTTCTCCAGTTGTAGAAGTAGCTACTTGGAATACGTTAGCTCTATAGAAAGCGGCATCGCTTGAATTTAAGTTTGTTATAGTTGTTTTTAGATTGCCGATATCTGTGTCATGCTGACTAGTAGTAGAAGTAGTATTAAAGTTTGAAGCCGGATGATAAACACCATTTGCTTCATCTTGAAATGCAAACATAATTACTTTTGAAGCAGATGGATACGGATCACTAGCTCCTGTACCAAAGCCTGCACCTCCATTATTTAAACAGTGCCAAGTTCTTTCTACAGGGTTAGTACTTAAATCTGAATAGTCTCTTATTCTTACTTTAGAATCATATGCATCTTTTCCATTAGTTGTTGTATTTGTATTTCCTTGAGCTTCTGTTTGACCTGTAGCATAAAAGTCTTGTAATAGTTTTCTAAGTCCGTGTTGATTACTATAAGGAGCATTCTTCATAGCATTTAAATCATCTTCTGTAGTACCCATGGATCCTGAATCATCAAAGAAAATATCTATGTAAGTATTTTCATCTACTGATAAAACTCCTAAGTCTACAGTTGCAGTAGTGCTACAAGAAGCTTTAGATACGCTATATGAAAATGATCCAGTTGTTGCTGCAGTACTGTTGTGTGTAAACTTAACAGAGTATGTTCCTGGTTGACTTTGTCCATTAGTACCAGAAGTTGACTTAGTAAGAGTACTACCTACGACTAAAGAAGCATTGTTGTTATTATTATCAGTAAGTGTTCCTATTATATTATTACTGCTATCTACTGGTAATCCTGTTATCTTGTATATCTCATCAACTCCTGAGACAATAGATCCATAGCTATCATTGTTAGATAATACTATATCTGTACTACCACCATTAGTAATACCTGCAGCACTATCATTAGCTAATACAGGACAATCTAATACTTTTACTGTAACAGCAGATCCTATAATATCAGCTGCATTTTGTATTGTTATTTGATTATTATTATCATCTAATCCTCCATCTTTAGTAACTGCAGTAGCAGTAGCTATAATTGTTTCATCCGGTGTAAGTTCAATAACTTGATCAATAGTTAAAGTTGCTCCTTCTATTTCAGCCTCTATTGCTCCTGTAGGTATAACAATTGTAGTTCCAGGTATTCCTGCTTGATCATAAGTACCAGAGTATGCAACAGTAACTGTTAGATCTCCGTCTTGTGGTTCGCTAACAACTGCTTTTAAGACAACCTTTTCACCTTCAAACTTATTAACTCTAGATCCTTTTCTACCAACCCACTCTAGATAAAGTGTAGGCTTACTAGGACACAACACAGGATCTAAGCTTGGAGCTACATAGCCTTCATGAGTGCTAACGTTAGGAACAGTTTCTATTAGCTCTCCGTATTGATCTAATACTTGTAAGTTTTGGTAAATTACAAAACCAGTTGGATTACCATCACTGTCTAACTGACAAGCAGGATCTACTGCTAAGAAGGTTGTAGGAACCTGTACATCAGTTACTAGTGGTACATTTAGTTTTAGATCTTTTTTAGTTAGTAATATTCTATTATTTAATTCGTCAAATGCAGTAACATATCCAGAGCCTCCTAAATTAAAAGGAGTGTCTGTACTAGGAGTTGTAGTGTTTTGGAAAGATAGATTATCTCTAAACCACTGTCTTAACCCAGTAGAAGATATTTCTTGTAATTTATTATTTACTAAAAATACTTTGCCTTGTTCTTCATCCACAAAGCTATATCCAGCCTTGCTTATAAGAATAGAAGAAAGATGCTGTGTACCTGCATATCCGTTTTCTGATGTTATAAGCTCTGTAGGAGCAAACTGAAATATATCTCCAGTACCTAAAGTTGCTTGAGCTGTGTTAGTAGCTATAACATCTTTAGTTGTAGTTTTAAATATAGAATGTTCGTGATGTATAATTAACTCTTTTCCTATTCCTTCTAAGTTAACTAGGTGACCACGGTTTTTTACCATTTCATAAAAGTCATTTGATCTAAACTCTTTTAAGCTCATTGTTTTATCTTCTTGAGCAAAAGGCTGACTTCTTATAATTCTATAAGGAAACTTACCTAAAAATAAGTCTCTGTTATCATAAGCAGTTAATACATTATAATTATTTAATGAACTATAATCTTGATTATATGTAATACTATTTGTATTATCTATATCTGTACTTCTTCCTCTATAGTTATGGAGTGCTTGTTTCTTTTGATCTAGTCTACTATTTATTGTAGTAGTTTCTCCCGAATTTGTTAAAGATCCTACACCACATCTAGGATAATAACTATCTTTAAAAACTTCAGTTGCAGCATGTCGTAAGGCTACGTTAGCTGCAGTATATACAGGGAAGAAGAATATATTTTTAACTCCGTGTAGTTTATTAGAAGAAGACCATATTTCTGCATCTTTACCTTTAGAGTAGTATGCAGGTCCTGTTAGTCTTACACCGTACATTCCTGTAAATGTATCTCCACCGTATATAGGTCCAGTATCTAAGGTTATACTTTGATTTATTTCTATTTCTAATTTTTGATTATCTGTAAGTTTAAAGTAGTTTTTAGTTGCTATAAACTTTTGATCATAAAAGCTATTATATAAATTAGTCTTATATGATTTTAAATCAACTAGGTTATATTTAGGTCCTTGTATTTGGTCTACTATTTGACTACCAGTTTCTGTTTCAAAGTTAGATTTTATTTTTCTCCACCCCATAGGTTCAGTGTATGTAGTAATATTAGTATTACTATCAACACTACTACTTAAGAATCCTGTATGATGATTTATTTCACTCCAGTTATTTTCATTATCATAATGTACAATTGTTGCATGTAAACACTCTTCAGAAAAAGTATTGTTTACAGTAACACTCTTTTTAGTAACAACTGTATCTCCAGGAACATACCCTATATCTTGCAGCTGTCTTAATTTATAGTAATGATTAGATGCTAAACTAAAACTTGGGTTTCTTTGTGCTGTTGTAGAAGTACCATATCTATTCCATATTTGATTATATCCTGCTTGTAGTATAGTATCTACAGTATTATTTTTTCCTGTAGTTGTAGAATTCAAAAAGAATGGATCACCTCCACCTGCTGCTGTTGCTGTATCAGCAGTATCTTTACCTGCATCTAATTGATTAGCGTTTGTAATAGTATTTAATCTAACATCCGTATACTCACAAGATCCTAACTCAGCTACTCTTTTTATATAAGCTCCTTGTACATTTGGTTTAAAGTTTAACACATTAAATCCATGAAATCTAAATGATGACGGATTTATTTTATGTTGTTTACTAAAGTCATTACCATCCATTGTAAGACCCTCTTGACTCCAGTCTGAAGATGTATACCCAGACCCTGTATCTCCATATTCATTAGTACTTGTTAATCTTAGATTGCCCATAGGTATCAAGTGACCTGCGTATGATCCTTCTTCATCTGGGAATAAAGCATGAGGAGCTCCATGAAATGCAATTGACTGATCAAACGTTTGTGTATTTTTTGCATCTCTTTCTGCATAGAAGAATTGATACCCTTGTATATCTTTTGCTAACTCTCTAGGTATTTCTATATTATTAAATCTAATACCTAGTACAGCTGTATACATAGAGTACGGACTATATGTAGGTTCTGGGAATGTATATTTATAAGTTAAGAACTGTAAATCATATTCATAAGCTATTCTAGTAGGTGTTGTAGAATTAGTATGAGATACAGAACCAAGTCCTGTAACTGTAGTCTCATGATAAAACTGTAGTATATCACCTGTATTTAAAGTAATAGCAACAAAGACATCAGGTCTAAATACATTTTCTACATCTTCTGATAAAAAGTTTCCTCCTAGTGTAGAAGTAGCTACTTTATCTCCAGATGCTTTTAGTGTTCCTTGGTTCGTCTCTGTATTTTTAAATACGTCTGTTCTTTCCCATGTTGTTTCATCGTCAGGATCCCCTCTTCTAAGTTTTCTTATACCTGATATTACAATCTGTCTTGGTTTCTTTTCGTCTCCAGATGTGTACGAGCTTTCTACTAAACATCCAAACTTACCACTGATATATAAGGTATGAGGACCTACTGCAGTATAAGTATAATTATTATTACTAAAGAATCCATCAGGAGTATTACCTGTTTTAGTTGTAGGAAATTGAGAATTACCAGTTAACGGAGCCTGAGCAACCGCATTAGCCAAACCAGAAGGACCTGTGTGAAAAGACTCAAAAGTTACTGGAGCAAGAGTACTAGTAGAAACAGAAGTAGTTGCGTTAGCAAAATTAGTTTGTTTTACTTGTCCGTTACCTACAGCTCCATAAGGTTGAGATGTTATAAAACTAGGCTGTGTATAATTACCTAAAGAAGCAGAAAAGTTATACTCAACGTCTTTTCTAATTGTTTTTATACCATTACCATTAAGAGTAGAATCACTTACTTGATTACTAGTACTAGACCACCAGTTAGGTATAACTGTAAAATTACCTACACCTGTATCACCTGATCCTTGTATTATATCTAAATGTTGTAGATTCCATTCATAATAATTATAAGGTCCTCTTGCTCTAGGGCACTTTGCATTTTTTCCTTCTCCCCATCTACGTGCGTACGCTTGTGTTTTTGGTGTTCCTGGACCACATAGCTTACCATTTCTACAGTGTTTGTGATACCAATGACCCATAAAAACATTAGATGCGTAATACTGAGCATCCCCTCCATTTATATATTCATAAGACTGCTCTGTTCTCATTGGGAGTTCAAAGATATCTCTTTCGAATCCACATCCATCTTTATTCATTTTAGTTCCTTCATACTCATAATCAAGTCCATCTGCTAATCTATCAGTATTTCTAGGAGTTAACATGTTAGGATACAAATCTTTTATAGCATTAGTACCATCAACAATATTTTGAGGAGGTATATTACTATGTTGCCAGTCTCCCCTTCTTTGATCTCCTGATATTTCTATTACAGGATCGGTAAGATAATGAGAGAATGCTCCTCCTGTATCTGTAAAATCTCTAGGATCTAGAGACTGAGCTAGGAAGTAATATCCCGGAGCAGCTTGTCCATTACCAGAAGCAATATATAAATACAAGTGATGATAAACTCTTTGTCTATTATATAAGTGATTGTGAGCAGTACTTTTACTTAAGTCATTACTTCCTTGACTCATGTATTCTTCTTCGTCACCTACAATAGAAGGTCTAAGATCCATCATACAACTATCCATGTATGCAATAACAACTAAATGTCCAACTCCTGTTCCACCTGGAGGTATACTATTACCATCAGCATCTTGTTGAATAAAAGTTGTATTCAATCCATTCATTGTTTCGTATCCAGGAAACTTATGATGTCTAACAGGAGTACCTGCACTAGATCCAAAAGTGGTAGGATCTCCAGGATATAACTCTGTTGCATTAGACCAGTAACCCATTTTACCATCTATCCTAGCAGTTTCTCTTGTATGAAACCATTTTATATTTTTGCTAATACCTAAATCATGTTGAAATATATCTTGATATTGTATTCTATCAGTGCTTGTAATTGTCCCTTCTGTTACATCTCCTAGTACAATATCTTTTAGTTTAATATCTTCATCTACAGTAACAGGTGATAAATAATTACCATTAGCATCTTCTAACGACACTGTAACCTTTTCTTTATCTCTACCCGGTATGTGGTATGCACCAGACCAAGTACCATCATTATATAAGAATGCAATGTAAAAAGCATAAACTTCATCAGGTCTAAACCCACGTTTATTATATACCATTAACTCATCTTTGTAAGATCCTCTTACAGAGTTAACATCTATATAATCTCTTGTCCATGTTGATTGTATATTCATGGCAAAAGGTTGATAGTTAAAATCTTCGTGAGATGTTAGGTTACCTAAAAATAGTTTACTGTCAAAGTATGTAATTGTTTTAGCAGTAGAGTAAGTATCATTACCTATACTTATATCCTCTAGAAGAAGATCTATACTTGTTTCTCTTCCAGAATATGTAATAGTAAGTCCTTCATCTGTATCTTCAGAGTCAGGTGTATTTACAGTAGTAGCTCCACTAGATGGTATATCATCATCTGATCCATCTAAAAGGTTTAATACAGAAGCTATTTCTATTTTTTGTACTAACTCACTTGTTGTATTACCTCCTATTTTTTTATAAACTGCAAAAAGTAAATACTTATATCTTAAGTCAACATTAGTTACTTTAAATCGTATAGACTTAGAGCTTGTAGTATTTGGTTCTGCTCCATCATACATTGATACTAACTCAAAGTTATTTTGCATATCTTTTCTGTATGATCCTGTTAACTCTAAAGTAGAATTAGTAACTATTATAGGACCATCTAAAGGAGTAAAATTAGTTCTACTACCATCTTCTAATTCATAAGCAAAAGACAGAAAATAAGCACCTGTTTTTAAAGCTCCTCCGTTATCTACTACTTCTTTATATACAACTACAGGTCTTTTATACTCAGGGAATATGTACATTAATACTATTTCCTTTTCATCTATTATTTTTTTATTAGCATCAACTGAAAAAGGTAGTTTATCTATATTAAGTATTTTAGGTTGTGTTTTATCATCTGTAAAAGCAATTATAATTTCTTTATTAAAATTTAAAACATAAATACCTTTCATAAAAGAATCAGATCTAAACTTAAGTGAATCTGATTTTAATATAGTAGTATATACTCCATCTTTTGACAGTCTTCCTATTTCTGACTCATATGCTATAGTAGTTACAGTGCTTTGTTGTATAGGAGTTATTGTAAGATTAGATGCAACATTATCACTATCAGTAGAAGGCGGAATACTAAAAGTAAAAGTTAAGTCAGCATTAGTACTATATTGAATGAACGAGCCTCCGTTTATAGTAACATCATGACTTGCAATAGTAGAGTCCTCAGCTATTGTCTCTTGCATATTTATTACTTGTTCCTGTGCTGTACCATTACTATTTATATATGCAACAGTAAGAGTACCCGACATAGTATTAGGAAAAGTTATTGTTACTTTAGCTAAAGCAGTACTAGTTGTTTGTGTAGCATCATCATCATCTCTAGAAAATAGTATGATTTCATCATTAATAATAGGAATAGATCCTACTATCTTTTTATTTAAATCATGCACTTTGTCAAAACCCAGTTCATTTACAAGAGCTCCTTGTACTTTGTTAATGATCATATTCCTAGCGTTTGGATATGTACCCAACAGCTGATCTATAGGATCAGTATCTTTATAAAGCCCTTTACTTAGTTTCATTATTTAAGTATTTGTTCTTGAGTTTGTGTTGCCATAAAGAAATCTCTATGATGATTAATATTAGGTATTAACCTGCACCACATATTTTTAAATGCTTCTACTTTGTCTACTGATGGATAAGCAAGATCATTACCAGCACTGACACAGTATTGACCCCATTTAGCATCAGCAAAAGCCCAGTCAAACTGAGGATGTTTATATCCACCCATCAGCATTTGTCTAAGAACATACCACTCTAATGCTTGTTTAACATATACATTATCAGGAACCATAGGATATCCTTCTTTATCTGTAGGATAGGCACTGTAATGTATTTTTAGCTTACCATCCGGAAAGTTTGTTTGTATAGCCCCGTTGTTTATAAGATAATAATCTCCTCCATAAGGACTATTTTGTGTTTTACGTAATGTCAGACCGCTTTGATTATTACTTGTATTGTTTACATCTGTTGTATAAGCAGAAGTAAAGGTAGAGCTGTCTGTACCATTAGGTGTCATGTTTGTTGTTCTTGGTGCATTTGGTAAATCATATCCAGCTGTATCTCCACCATAAGCTAAGGCAGATCCATTATATTCAACTTGATTTATCCATAATAAATCATTAGGTAATATAGCTTTATGACTACTTATTGTTAGTTCTGTTGCTTTTCTTTCTGTAGTAGATACATGTCCTATAAACTCCAAAGCTTCTCCAATCCACTCCATAGCATCTAGAACCCAGCCTTCATCATTGATTCTTAGGTCTCTAAATATTTTAGAGATAACATGTTTTGCACTTGTGTGTTTATAATTCATTTTTTTACATAGTTTAAGAATGCAAATTCATCCTGGTTTAACTTATTTGACAGTGCACGTTTTATCCCATTAGGTCCACTAGTAGGAGAAAACTTATACACACTTTTATTAGGTACTTGACATTTTGCTTTAGTCCAATACCAGCGAAACCAATGTTCGTCAGTATAATACACTACTTTATCTATTCCTTGTTCTTTGAGTTTTTTAGTCTCAAAGTAATTTACACTTTTCTTATCAAAGTTTCTTTCTATTCTACGTATACTTATTGTACCTAATCTATGTCCCATATAAAACTCTTTACCATCTAATACTTTGTTAACAATCTTTTTGTTAAACTTTGATATTATATACTTAAATAGAGTATATGTTACATCTGTATCTGGGTTCTTTTTTACAAAGAACTTATACATGTCTTTTGCTCCGTATCTATTCATCTGGTTGTACTTCTTCGTTATCATTTACCGGGTTTTCTACTCTATATTCACCAGATAATATAGATTGAGTTATCTGTTGTACCATATCCATAGTACAAGGAAACTCCATATCATCATTATAACATGGTTCTCCTAGATACGTAAATCCTCTTAGAGAGTCTACGTCTTCAAATATTGCTCTAACAAAAAGCTTAGGCAATACATAACTAGATCCTAAAATAGAATCTGAGGTTGGTATATTTAATGTATATATTCTATTATTTTGATGAAAGTATTTAGGAGCATTTGCTGTATACTTAGTAAACGAAGAATAGTTTTGATTACCAGGAGTTATAGGAATTAATGGTATTTTATCTACAGTTTTTTGACTTGCATCAATATCTCCAGTAGGTCTTATAGTAATTATAACATCTACAGTACCACCGATAGTGGCTTTTGGTATTGTTAAAGTATCTAATGCTGCGTAGCCTGACCCTCCATTAGTTATAGTAATAGCAGTTACTGCATTGCCACTAACTGTTACAGTTGCTGTAGCACCTGTTCCTGATCCACTAGTTGTAGTAAGAGGAACAGTACCGACATTTCCATATACACCATCAGTAGCATCTGTTGTATTTGTAGTAATAGATCCTAGTAACTCGTCTGCAGTTGTAGACAATGCACCAGTATAATTATTTTGAAAGTAAGCTACCTCAAAAAAAGGCACTCCTCTTTTTAATCTTACTGGTTCTGGTAACTGAGAGTCTGATTTATGTAAAGCTTGATTATTAATAGAAGTAGTAGGATCTATATCTCCTCCTGTTAATGCGGTAGCATTTGCAGGTGTAAGTGTTACAGCAGATATTGGAACTTCTATAGTTTGTATAAATGCGTCAGGAAGATAAGTATTTCTTTCTTGATCTCTTCGGATTAGCAGTGCACGATAATACTTTATTTGAAACTTCAAACGTTCTATGTATGCCGCATTAGTACCTCTGCCAGAAGCATCAGCTATATTATATGCGATTTCGTTTAAAGTCATTGTTTATCGTTTTAAATTATTTCATGCACTCTTTTTTTTATTTACTTTAATATCTTTTGATTCTATTAGTGTGTAAGTAAAACTATTACTCCACACATTTCTAGCTGTATTAGCTAACTCCATAAGGTTTTTAAAGTCATCTGCAGCTGCTATTACTTGACAACCTGCAGACCACTTGTCTACTTGTTTAGACTTTTTACCTGCATGTTTAGTTGCTCTGTGTATATTTATTCCGAATAATCCAATTTCTACATTGTCTTCATTCTTATCATATACACCATCTTTATTCTTATCTCTATAGACATGCATCGGTTTCATCTGTCTAAGTGCTTCATATTTTCCTTGATGCAGCCCTATTTTATGAGATCCTCTATATTGACCAGGTTTAAGTATTGCTACTCCTGATGCCTTAAGTATATTTTCTACCCAATGCGTACCAGGATCTGTTGTACAATCATACTCACAATACTTCCATTTTCCTCCTACTTTGTAAGAAACTGTAAGCGTATCGTCAAAAGTATTAGTTACTTTATTTTTAGTGTCAGAGTTTCTAATACCTACAATATTTAAATTGTAGTCTCCATTACTAAACCATTTATAGCCTTTACTTTTTACTGTCTGTTCTAGTATAGAATTATTATATTTCATTATCCTTCTTGCTGAGGAGCAGGAGGAGCTTCAGTAATAACACCTGTATTTTTATCTACAGATACTTCACCATATTTTTCTTGTAGAGATTTTCTCATTTCGTTTTGATCCTCTACAGTTTTATCAAACTGTTCCTTCAAGCTTACCTCTCTTTTTTCTAAGTTCATTTTCATGATTTGAAGTTCTCCAAATGCAAATTGTATTTGTTGAAACTTTTGATCATATTGTTGAACTTCTTTTAATTCATCACCAGTTAATTTTTTTTCTTCATTAACTGCAATGTCTTCCATTTTTGTATCTACTTTTTCTGCCATTGTTTTAAAATTTAAAAATTAAAAATATCTTATTCTTCTGATTCTTCTTCAGTTTTTTCCGGATCTGGTTCTGCTGGTGCCCAAGGCATAGCATCTACCTCAACGTTTTTAGGAGTAACAATATCAGCTATCTTTGCTTCTATTATATCATCCATATGATCAGTAGGATGATTAGCTTTTGCCCATTCAATTACATCAGATTCTTTAAGATCTGCAAGAGGTGTAAAGTTATCCTTATCAGGAGAACCTACTGGGCACGCCCCATTAAATACTGCTTCATTACCGTCCTCATCCGTTCCTTTATATTCAAAATTAATATTAGTAACCACATCTGACAAACCGTCTAGTGATGGTGCTTTTTTTAAAGCCGTGATTTTCCATTCGTATGTTATAGCCATTTTTATAAATTTATTTATTAAACTAATTCTATCAAAGTTAATAAAAATTTCTTAATATATTAAGGAGTAAAGCTCTTAAATAATATTGGTATTATTATTTTACCGTTTTCTTCTAAGTAATTTTTGTAATTATTTTCAATATTAGTTACTATTTCATCAGTTATATCTTCATGTCCCCACCACAAATCTACAAGTATAAGATCATATTTTTTATTAGGTGTATAAGTATATGCATCATCTTTGATTATATTTATAGACTCGTCTATAAAATCTACATAGTCAATTAATTCTTGATTATTATCTACTACATCTACAACGCTACATTCCTTTTCTATTTTTAAAGTTTCAGGTACTAAACCTAAACCAAGACCTAGTACTAGTACTTTATCATATGTAAAATCCTTATATAGTTCTTTTATCTTTTCACAGTTTGTACAATCACCTAACATTATAGTTGAATAATATTCTACATTATCTATTGTAGATTCATCATTAAATTTTAATACACTTACTCCATCAATCTTTACTACACTAAAAGAAGTGCCAGTGTGTTCTTGTATTTTGTTTTCTTGTATTTTCATATTAACATCCTAAAGGTGAGAAATTAGACACGACTCCACTAGAATTAACAAAGAAAAATCCTGCACTTGTTGCTCCACTGCTACTAGCTGGTGGACCTGCATACCATTTGTTACCTCCGTTAGAGCTATTCATTAAGTTTAAACTACTATCATATACTTGTGTTCCATTACCAAATGTTCCAGTAAATCTGACTACCAAATTCATAGTTTGGAAACATGCAAAGAAACTTTTGTTAAAAGGTCCTGCTATATATCTAATTACAAAATTGCTTGTGGTTTGACCTGTTCTAACAACACCATAAGCAGTACCTACGCTATTCGTTGCGTATGCTCTTATATAATGTGTAGTATTAGATGACAATCCACTCGCAGTTCTATTATATGCTCCTGTAGTATTAGGATCTAAAGCTGTAACATTAGTAACACCAAAACCACCCAGCACAGGGGTTGAAGAAAAACTAGATATTACCCATCCTTTAGCTGTAACTGTTGCTCCTCCAGTACTAGTTAAGTTACCATTAAGTCTCATTGAATTATGAGTAATGTTAGTAGGAGCAAGCGTAACAATACCTGGAGCTGATGCACTATTGGTAGTTACACTCTCAATATCACCATATGAAGTTAATCCACCACCATCACTAGTTGTAGCGTACGCCCTATAAAAATGTGTTGAACCACTTGTAAGACCAGTCACATTGCTACTAAAAGCAGCAGTACCAGTTCCTAAAGAACCAGTGTCTGTAACACCACTAACCCCTTTTCTCAAATTTACACTAGTTGTTGCTCTTACAAATCCTTTGGCTGTTATGTTTGTGCTATCATTAGATACATCGCCATTCATTTGAAAACTAGCATTTGTTACATTAGTTTCTGCATTAGTAATAGCTGAAGGAAAAAGGTTTTCTATATCATTACATATACTATCTATAAAACTTGTAATATTACTTGGATCATGACTACTGTTAAAACTTCCACCAGTGTTATCTGCGTAACCTTGATATATACCATGAATAGACTTAGGGAATGTACCACTATCGCTTATAGAGCCACATATCATAATTGTAATATTATTTGCAACCGCATTATTTGATAAAGTACCCATTTTATCATATTCTTCAGTACCATCAAAAGAATCATCACCATCGCCATCAGGCGCATTATCTGTAAGTAGTATTATCATTTTATTAACACCAGATCTAAAAGCACCAGCAAAGTTATGGTTAATAACTCTATCTATAGCTGTGTCATTTGGCTCTGGTAATCCTACACCATTACCTAATTCCATACTAGTAGCACTATTACTACCCCCATCCAAAAATCCTATTTTTGTATCAAAGTCAGACTTATTTGAATGTGCAAATGGTACCATAGCTGCAAGCCATATGGTTCCAGAATTATATCTAAAAGAAGAATTTAGGTTAGCTACTACAGTTCCGTTTCCCCAATAACTTGGCTGACTAGAAGTTTGATCAATCAAAACAGCTGCTAATCTATAATCTCCACCAGATCTTGAAACAATTTTATTAGTTATAGTGGACACGTTAGATTTTAAAGTTGTCATATCATCATCCATTGACCCAGTATAATCAATTAGAAATACTACATCCATAGCTAAGTTACATGCAATAGGTACAAAGTCATGGTCATAAGAATAAAATTCAGACATAGCATGTGCAGCATTACTGTCTGGTAGATTGGGACTATGAACGTTTAGATTTATATTTCCACCACTAGAATCACTATTCCCATCATCACTTAACCCTCTTAAACTAAAGCCTGATTCACCATCTGCATTATTAGCGGTGTAATCACTCTCGTTTTTTTCAGAAAAGATTTTTAATAGGCTTAACTGCCCTGAGCCTGGGACTGCCATTATTTTATTTGTTTTTTAAGTTCTTCTATTTCAGCTTTTAAATCTTTAATAGCTTCAATTAAATACCCTGTTATATTACCATATGCTACAGATTTGTATTCACTATCGTTATTAACTAATTCTGGAGCAACTTTTTCTAGTTCTTGCGCTATTACTCCACTACCTTGTTTATCATCTTTAATATAGCTTACTCCTCTCATTTCATAAACTTTAGATCCGTCTAACGTTTCTATATTTGTTTTAAGTCTTTCATCTGAAAAAGCTACAACATCAGCTGAAACAGTTAAATTACCGCTCGTGTCTAATGTCATTCTAATAGTTCCATTACCCGAGCCAGAAGTAAATTGTAAGTTACCAGAAGCATTTGTTTGGTTATTTGGTGATTCATATATCTGCCATATATTACCGCCATTCCATTGTACACCTTCTCCTGCTCCTGCATCATTAAAGGTTAGTTTGTTTGCATTACTAATATTACCATTTGACAAGTTTATTCCACCACCATTTGTATTAATTCCCCCTATTGAAGATACGCCTCCTGGGTCTAAATATCTAGTTGTGCTGACGCTATCATAGTAGCGAGGTGCATACATATTTTCATGCATAGTCACTTCTCTTGAATTATTCCACGTCATAACTAAACCACCTGAGTTTACACCACTAGCAGAATCATTTACTGATGGGTCTGTTGATGCATCAACACTTTGAACAATTGCAAACTGATTGTTTTGATAACCATTTGTAAATAAATATCTTCTAGAACTACCAGTCATATTAGTATTACTATGGAACAATAATTGACCATAGTTACCATACCAGTTAGTACCATCACTATAGTTATTTTTACCTTTAAGTCTAAGTTTGGTGCTGTAGTTTTGGGTATTACTACCTACATCTTGACCAGCTTCTATTTCTGTTTCTAAAACTCTAAATCTACTTTTACCATTAGCTGCTGTTAATTTAACTTGGTTTGTATCAAAAGATAAATGTGTGTCTGTATCCCCATTATGATAGACATGATTATCAACAAAGACTTCAGGAGTAGTTATAGTTTGGGTAGCTATAAAATCACTTGCTCTTTTGTTTCTTCCGTCTGTTACCTTATATGTTTCACAACTAGCTAAATACCAGTTAAAGTTACCTGATCCTCCTGTTACATATATATGACCACCTCCATGGAAGTTACCACTTACACCGCAATGTGATACTCTTACATACCATTCCCATTTACCTGTACCTGCAGTATCAGTTAAGAAATAAGATGTATTATTAGATCCTTGAGCATTTTCTGCAATTACTAAACTACTACCTACTCTTAATTTAGCTTGAAATACTTGAACAAAAGTTTGATTATCTGCAGAAGGTATAGGTTGCCTAAATCCTCCAAGTCCTGGGCTTGATGTACCTCCATTGTGATTTATTCTAATAACCTTTCCGCTAGAGTTAGGTGCTGCTCCTCCAGAGTTAGTTGTTGCATCTTCTCTTGTATGGGTTACAACGTTGCCTCCCGAGTTATTGTAAACGGTAATATTATTTACACCTGAAGCAAAATCTTCATCACCATAAAGAGCTGTTCCCGCACCCCTAATAAATGTTGCTATTGGATTCCAAGGACCTCTCTCTGTAGAATTACTAGGCATATCTAGTACTTTTTTACCATCTATTTCTAAAACACCTGCGTTAACTGTACTATAAGTAAGAGTACCATTAACGGTTAGGTCGTTAAGAGTTAAGTTGTTTAAAACACTAGTACTAGCAGGGTCTAAATAATAGTTTGTATCATTTGAATCAAAGAATTTTGGAGATCGCATATCTCCATGGTGTATTGCACTACTGTGACCTACTAAATATTTTAAAGTACCTGCAGAATAATAAGCATACCCCATAGTAGCACTAGATCCAGCTAAATCTACTTTTATACCATATTCTGTAGCGTTACTATTTCCTTTTACAGCAACACCCCAATCTTCATTCCCAGTTCTTTGTACATATAAAGCAGCATCATTAGTGTTGTGCGTACCATCAGATATTAAATTTAAATTTACCATTTTTGATCCACTTGAATCTGGATCTAAAAAGAAATCTGTATTATCTATATCATAAAGACCTTTAGTATATAAAAAACCATTTTGATGAAACTCATGTGTGAACTGTCCGCTGTTACCAGTTCTAACTTGTAGTCCATCACCACTTCTTTCTAATTTAACATTAGTATCTCCATCATTACTAGCAAAACAGAGGTGTGGTTCACTACCACCTTCTCCAGACATAGATGTACCAAATATTAATTTATGTTCGTGAGTTGTAGCAGTTGATGATGTACTAGAGGGGTTTGTAGTAATGGTCATCTCACTAGAAAGAGCCTCAATAGTAAAGTAATAAGTAGCAGCATTAGAACTACCAGATTTATAAGACATGGTATATTGACCATTATTATCACTTTCTACTTTTATAACTCCATCAGTGTAGTTACCACATTGTGATTTTATATGTACATCTTGATGATGATTACAAATAATATCAGCTGTAAAAGCACCAACATGACTACTACCATGTGCTGTACCTGTAACTCTTACTACACTAGCTAACTGACTACTCTCAGTTGATACCGCAAATACTCTAACATAAGAGTTACCAATAGAAGCTGTGCAATGTTTTTTACCTTTTTCTAATACATTACCCACAACGTCAATATCTCCACCAGAAATTAATCTTATATTATTAGAATTATTAGAACCTAGGTATAGTTCATCACCTGCATGAGCGTAAATAGCTATTGCATTTGTTCCAGCATTTTGTACAGAAAGTGAGCTATCAGAATCTGCATGTATTGTAACAGTGCCTCCTAAAACAGAACCACTAAGAGGATCTAAATAATAATTAGTATTAGCATTATCAATAAACTTTGAAGCATAGAAATCACCTCTAGTAACATAAACATGACCACTATGATCTATTTTCATAGATGTTTTTGAACCAGATGCATATGAGTTTGTAGTAGATAAATACATTTTAGTACCATAACTACCGTCTGTTCTTACATATATTCCTCCCTGTGCTGTAGTTCCAGAACCACTATCAGAAGCACCAAATGTTATTGCACCTCCACCATGATCTGTACTTACATTAGGATCTATATGTATGGATCCTTTTCCTGTACCTTGTGTAGTTTCATGCCAAACTGTACCATCGTTTAGATCTAACTGTCTAATAGAACTTCTTGATGCTGGATCTGTATAATAAGTTGTATTATTTAAATCAAAGAATATTGGAGATCTTACAGAAGTTGATCCAAACCAATGATTAGCTTCTCCTATACCGTTAGTCTCTAGGGTTATTGAATCATTAGCATTATAGTTTGTAGTAGGGTTTTTAGTAAAGTAAGATGTATTTGTGGTTTGTGCTACATTCCAATTACCTAAATAATCTATAGTATCAACATAATAACAAGCACCATGTACTTTAGATACATGAACTGTTACATAACTCCAAGTTGATGTTGTTTCACCAATAGCAATACATCTTCTTTCAGTAGTACCATCATTTCTTCTACCAACATAAACTGGTTTATCCATGGCTCCTATAACCTGGACATTTGTATTATACCACATTGTAGTGCTAGTATTACTATTACCACCACTATTCCAGTTATGACCACCAAAAATAAGTTTAGTTGCTCCAACACTAGAATACTCGTAGATGTCTATTTCCATAAACACCATATCGTAATTGCTTAAGTCTCCTGGTAAATCAATTACAATCTGACCTGTACTAGTTCCACTAGCATCAAACGAAGCTTCTTTTCCTGGATATGCTATTTTTGGATGCGTGAGATCTCCTAACCCTAAGTTTCCTGATAATCTTATTTTATCTGTGGTTGCTGTAGCTCCTAATATAACACCATCTGTATCTGCTTTAAGTCTATAAGTATCATTTACTTTTAATCCAGTTAAAACATCTGTATCAACTTGAACAGCCCAATTACCATCTGCATCTAGTATACCAATACTATCATCTCCATCAGCATAAAAATATCCATGTAGGTTACCAGCACCATCAACCATTTTAATACCACCAGAATTAGCATCACCAAATTTAAAAATTAAATGATTATCATTACTATCTTGCTGGAATCTTACATTGGAGTTGAAGTGTAATTGGCTGACATAATCAATTGGATTATTAGTCATTTTTACACCCCCGCCTCTAAATTGCATCTTATAACCACTTGCAACACCAGATCCTGGAGAATTGCCTAAGTTTAAAGTTGCCATTCTTGATTGACCATTAGGATCTACATAATAGTTAGTATCATTATTATCATAGTAGATAGGTGAGTACATAGAACCTGCTGATGTTATAGAGTTTACAAAGTGAGCTTTACCTGATGATGCAATACCACCTAAAACAGCTATATTGTCAACATCTACTCTAGACCTTTCAGCCATACTACTATAACTACTAACATCTCCTGGGTCTGTAGCATCAGGAATCCAATCTTTTAGAACCCAACCACTACCAGTTTTTGCTTGGTCTTCTAATACTGCTGTTAAAGCATTTGTACCGTTATCAATATAAACTTGTAAAACAGCACCATCATATGTGCCACCATCTTTTATTCTTATATATCTAAATACACTAGTTCCAAAAAAACTATTGTCTAAAACTGTAATTGAGTTAGAATTATCAGTGCCAAAATGATGAGCTGCTGAAAACTCTACTACTTGATGTCTACTACTTGCTTGATCTATTATTCTAAATCTACCTTGAGCTCTATCACCAGTGTTAGTTGCTATAGTGTACCAACCAACAGCTGTATTATTAACACTATGTTCTGATACAAATGTAAAAGGAGCAAGTATGTTTCCAGAATTTATAGTTCCAATATTAACTAAATTTCTACTAGAATCCATTACAAATGTTCCGTTCAATTGGTAACCAGAAAAATTAGAAGTTGAACCATGAGCAGTGCCAATCTCCTGTAAGTTATTACCATCAAATTTTATGAAAGTACCTGCTCTATCTCCATACATAATAAGAGCACCTTGAGCACTATTATTATGACCCCACATACCCCACTGTCCATTACTAATAAGTTGTAAACCTGTCCATGAATTACCATCTGTTCCAGTTATACTAGTGTTACCACCTCTGTAACCTAGAGACATACCGTATTTAGACATAGCAGCAGTAGTTGAATTATGTTCTGTGAAGAATATTCTACTTGAACCTTCACCAGATCCATCTGCGTTACCTTCTATTGAGAAAAATCTAGATTTATTATTAGTGCCATTACCTGGTACACCAAATGAAACTTGGTTTAATATGCTGTTTGAAGCTGGATCTAAATAATAAGTTGTATCATTTCCGTCAAAATACTTAGATGCAACCATGCCTTTTGTACCAGCACTAAAGTTTCCATTTCCATCACCAGAAAATACATTTAAGTTTCCACCACTGGCTTTCATTGTCCAGCTTCTAGTACCAGATTGATCAAACCCTAATCTACCACCACCCACAGTAGCTCCACCATCACCAGTAGAATTAATATTGGCAGCAGTTGATAAATGTGTTGAAGAAATTAAAGCAATACTATTAATACTATTGCCACCCATATTTAGATTAGTAGTAGCTGTATGATTACCTAAGTTATCTGCACCACCACCATTTGCATCTTCCCAAGCTATACCACTGCCTGTTGATGTTAATACCTGACCGTCAGAACCTTGTGCTCCATTAATCGTAAGATTGTCTAAATCTAAAGTTCCTGTTACATTAGCTCCACTGCTTGTAGTTTGTAGTTTACTACTGTTATTGTGATATAGTTGTACAGCCCCATCTTCATCACAGTGTATCATATTTTCACCACTTGGCGCTTGTAATATAATATGATTTGAACGTATTAATAAATCTGAATTTGCATTTGTTTCACTTATATAAGAATTACTACCATCATGATATATTTGTAGGTCGCTTGCATTTCCGAACCTAGCTGTAGCACCATCTGACCACATAGTATCATTTGCGTATGCAGCACTTAGTGATTTAGAACTAGCGCCTGCTGATAAATCTGGTAGTTCAGCTAATACAGCTGTTTCAGTAAATGTATCTGTTAATGTTGTTTCAAAAGCAATATCCCCAGTTTCATGACCACCCCATGCTCTAGCATGTAGCTCAAAACTAGTATGTGAACCACTCCTAAATAATCTAACTACTACTTTATAAGCAGTGCCACTTTTAATTACCTTTAAACCTTTAATATTTGGATAACCACCATTAGCGGTATAAGTCATACCAGTACATTGAATTGAAGCCCTGTTAGAGCCATGATAACCTCTTGTAATTACAAAAGATGCAGAGTTATGAGCTGCTGTTTTTATGTTTAAATAAACTGGTGATGTATTTTCTCCAAATTCTAACAACATATACTCATCGTCTAAACTTGTACCAGCAGTTACACTTGAACTAGTATTGCTTGAAGTGTATTTTTTTGATTTTAAAGATAAAGGATGGAATGTACCACCAATGTTTAAGTCTGTACTTACTCTCAGATCATCAGCTACCCAAACACCTGCAGTGGCTGTTGTTGAAATTCTATAATAGCTTCCATTAAAATCATAAGTTGTATACTTACCGTCATTAGCTGCGCTGTAGTGGTAAAGATTAGCACCATTACCTGAGTCACCAAGATATATATGACCACTTCCATTAGCATATAAAAATAAATTTTGATTCGCATTAACTGAGGTAATAGTTGGAGTTTTTAAATTAGTAGTTTGTACTGATCCTGCAAAAGTTGCAGCACCTAAATTTGTTACTAAAAAAGCAGAACCTTGATCATCACCATGTGGATTAGTAGCACTATCTGTTGCTTGAGCACTATTAGTAGCGTCCATTCTACCATAAGATAATAAGTTGTCAGCTATAATTAAGTTACCGTGATTTGTAGTCGAGTTACCAGCAACTTTAATTGATAAATAATCTGATGTAGAACTAGTCCAACCAGAGTATAATATGTTGTGTTCTGATGCATTACTCCAAGCAGAAACATCCATATTTATAAGTTTACCCATTGCAGAAAACTCTAAATATTTACCGCTAGCTAATATTAAATGATCTGTAAGACTAGCTCCGTTAGCACTAAGACTACCTGCAATATCTAGATTACCACTTTGATCTAAATGAAGCTTTGCAGAAAAACTTTCTGTCCATATACGGAAACCATCACTAGCTCCACCTATGTACATACCCCCAACATTATTAGCTCCTCTAAATAATCCTAATTGAGCACTAGCACTATTTTTTGTTATTCTTGGATAGTTATTTGAATCTTTAAAATTCAGAGAACCACCAACAATTGAAATATCTGATGATGTCCCATCCACATCTAAACTACCTGCAGCTTTTAATGATGTGCCTGTACCCGCTGGATCTAAATAATAATTAGTATCTTCTCTATCAATCAATCCAGACGCGGTAATATCACCTCCGACTGTTAAAGTGCTAGGTAAAAAACTATTACCTGATGATGATATTCTTGCGCCCTCTGTAGTTCCATCATGATCAAACATTGAAAGTCGAGATGCATTACCAGTGCCTCCGATATAAAAATCAAATCTTTTTTCACCATTAGAAGCTTTAAACCTTACATATCTATCAACATCATTAGTACCAGTACTACCTCCGTAAACTTCAAGTACGCTTGCAGGTGCAGCAACGCCAATTCCAAGTAAACCTGATTGAGTAAGTCGCATTTTTTCAGAACCACCACCATTAAATTGTATTCCATTAGCACTTGAACCATAAATCTTAGCATTACTATTTCCAAAGTTTATTCCGTTTCCATCATTAAAAATAGCAACACCAGTTGGGCTTATATTACCATTACCATTTATAGTAAATCTTACTGCACCATTATTTCTAAATTTATAACTTAAACCATCTGGGCTGTTAAAATTAACAGCACCACCATCCATTCCAATATGAACTTTCTGTGTGTTTGCACTTCTTTCAATAGTTAAGCCAGCATCAAACCCGCTATCATCTTGTTGTTTTATAGATATTTCTTTAGATGATATTGTTCCTGCAAAAGTCGCATTGCCATCTTCTCTATCTAAAACAAGTGCATTAGCACCTAAACCATAAGCATAAAAATGTAAATCACGAGCTGATCCTTGATTTACTATTTGCCAGTCATTTGTAGGGTTATTAGAGCCTGACTTTGAACTCATAACTATACCACCATCATTAGCGGTATTTTTACGTAAATGTAAGTATCTGTTAGAAGTAGAATAACCATCATTGAGGTAAATATCTGCTGTTGCTATTAATGCAGGAACTGTTACATTTTTAGAAATAGCAACACCTGATGAAGAAAAAGTAATATTGTTAGTAGTGTCTGCTCTGTTATATATAGAACCCCCTCCAGATACACCACCAACATGTAAATGCCCATTAGCATGTAAAGCGTCATCTGTTCTTAATATATTAGCACCGTCTCTAAATATAGTTACATCATCACCTAGCATTAAAGTCCCACCACTAATCTCAACATTTCTGTTGGATTTCATCTCTAAAACATTTTCTAGTTGTGTACCAGTAAATACTTGAAACTTGGCTCTTCCTTTTTTATTTGTAGATGTAAATGTATTATCAGCTTCTGCTATTAGAGAAACCATTGAAATATCACTAGTTTGAACATCATCTCTAGCTCTAAAGTTTAATCTACCTATATCATCACCAGCTACGTATGTATCACCACTTTGTTTTCTTGTAGTTATATTAAATCCAAAACTTGCAGTACCAGTTACATCTTTTCTAATAAAACTAGTACTATTAGCAAATGTTTGCGTGCTATTAGGTAATATTTCATATTGTAAAACATTATCTACTTTAAACTGCATTCTAGTACTAGCAGCATCATCGTCTCTATCAGCCTCAAAAGTAACATAATTATTAGCAGCTCTAAGCCTAAAATCTACATCATTAGTAGTATCAATAATTTGTAAAGTGGGTTGGTTAGCATGTGTTATAATAACATCACCTGAAAGAGTAGCACCTGTAAAGAACTTCCTAGCCATACTTATTTATTTTAATATTTTCTTATCCTATCTTATTGATAAGTACTCTAATATTATTTGTTGCAGGAGCAGATCCATTTGCAAATACAACTTGTACTCTACCTCCAGTTTTTCTAGCGACATCTGCATGTACTGTTTCTCCTGTTGAAACTTCTATTAATTGTACCATAAACTGGCTAGAGTCTGTGCCTAATCCATGATTTATATGAGGTGAACTAGCACCACTATTATCAATATTAAATGATACAGCAGATCCATTACCTATAGTTCCAGAGAACATTCTATCTGTAGGTACTTCTATTGTTTTAGAAGTTAATCCTGTAACGTGACCATATGTATCTAATGTAACATCTTGTATAACTGCATTACCTGAATTGTTTACTGATGCTTGTGATGATGTATCTTGGTGTGATATTTTAATATCTTCTCCATTTTCAAAAACTATATCAATAGCACCGCCTTCTACAAAGTCAACAGATTCTGTACTACTTATATTATCTACAGAAGTATTATTAACTTTTAGGTTCCAGTAGTCATAGTTATCAAGACCTGTAACACTAATTTGATGTGTAGTACCCTCGCCCGCGCCTGCGTTCGTAATAGATATATTAGTACCTGCACTAATAGAAGCTACATAGTTACCAGAAGTATGAGTACCTAATACTACATCATGTTGTTCTGTATGTAGTTTGTATTCTGTTCCTCCGGCTAGTCTTTGCGACCATCTACCGACATTTTCATCCCAATATAAAATAGCATTAGTTGATGTTCCTCTTTCTATTTCAATACCACCATCTTGACTAGGAGTACCAGTTTCATTACTATTAAGAGTAATTATATTATCTTCAATTAATACAACTTCAGAATTTTTAGTTGTCTGGTTTCCTGATACAATCAGATCACCTTGAATAGTTACAGCTCCACTAAAGTGTCCAGTACCATTAACATCTAAGTTATGTGTAGGTACAGACATGGCAGTTGCTGGATTAATTAATATAGCACCACTCATTGAGTTGTTAGCACCAATAGACATTATATTTACAGCGGTATCAAATGCACCACTACCATTACCTTTATTTGTAGCAATTGATACTACTGATTCTTGGTCACTTGCATCTGTTATTCTAGCATAAATACCAGCATAACTTATATCAGCTGTATTTGCTCCACCACCACCAATAACATTTCTACCTCTAAATTCAACAACACCTAATGTATCATTATCTGCAGGAGTCCCTGCGTTTCTATAAAGAACTAAATCAGGAGCAGAAGCAGCAGAAGTCTCTCTACCTTCTAACATTATATTTTCTGCAGTAGAATTAGATATAGATTTAATAATTGGTGCGTCTGTGCTAGAAGCTGTACCAACAGTAAGTTTACCATTTATAGTAGCATCATCAGAAACAATTAGATCATCATTAGCAATAAGATCTCCGGTAGCTGTAAAGTTACCATTTATGAAATCAAATGTAAATCTTGTATGTATTCCACCACTTCCATCGTAATCTCTTAAAAACCAATTTTGAGTAGCATCACCTTGAAAATCTAAAAAGAAGTCACTATTATTAGAATGGAATCTAGCTCCTTTATCATTTGAATTTGAAGAAATTTCATTTCCTAAATATAAATTTGCTGTTCCTCCTGAACCTAAAACTTGTTTTCCTGTTACACTAAGATTTCTACTAACACTTAAATCTTGACCAATAGTTACATCATTTGGTAAACCTACTCTAAGAGTTACATCTGTACCAGATTTGGAAGCTTCAGTTTCAATTTCGTTAGTTGTACCAAGAATTCTTAGATCGTCTGTAGCTAATGCAACGTCTTCTGTTGTGCTGTCAGCATCTACAGTTAATGTTGTAGATATTGCTACACTACCAGCTGCTGTAATCAATCCTTTCGCATTTACTGTAAAAGTTGGTATTGCAGTAGCAGATCCAAAAGGTCCTGTATTAGAGTTAACTGTAGCTAGAGTAAGAGCTCCACTATCTGCTAGTGTAGCATCTCCGGACATTTGATTATCAATCCATTTAGATGTATCACTATCATATAGAAGCATAGCACCATCTCCAGGAGACGTTATGTTAGTATCTGTAAGTTCAGCTAATGTATCGTGAGTATCTACCTGTGCGTCTACGTAAGCTTTAATTTGTGCTTGTGTAGCTAACTTAGATCCGTTTTCAGATACGGCTCCAGTTAAAATAGCAAAGCTTGGTACTGGACCATTTGGATTTGTTATAGTAAGTTGTCCTGTGGTTGTATTTGCTACACCTTTGACATCTCCTGAGATGGATACAAAACCAGTACCATCATATATTTTTAGTTCGTAGTCGCCTTCACTTCCTATTCCAGCTGAAGTATCATAATAGACTCTACCTATTTGTAAGTTATTACTAGGAGCAGATGGTAAAGGTTCTAAAGCAGCCTGTTCTAGCCTATTTCCTCCTAGATTTATATGGTTTAAATATTTTATGCTCATAGTATTTTATTTTATTAATTTAAAAAAGCTTTACCTGCAAATGCTGCGGTAAATAAAATTTGTAACTTGGTAGTGCTAGTATTACCGGTATCCCAGTCTTTATATATCACTTTACCAACTACTTCAGTTTCCGATGTATCTACTACGCTAACTGATGGGTACTTTCCTAAATTATGCGTGACTTGCCATATTGCGCCCGCTGTACTTTGTGTATGTACAAAATTAAGATCGCCTGCTCCTGCAGGTCCTTGCGTACCTACAGCTACTATTTTAACAATATTACCAGAAGTTGTAACTTTATTGTTTGTACTATCTGATAGTCTTACAATGTTACCCGCTGGGGTTGTTATTTGTACCTTATTTTGTGACATTATCCAACTCCTTTTATAATTTGAATCTGTCCTGTTAACAACCTTGTAACAGTTCCAGATATGTTTATATCTAAATCATAATCTGCTCTGTTGAACTTTAATAACTTTGTTTGATTTGCAGTAAGGTTTATGGTGAACTCTCCACCGGAAGGATTACTAAGAGTTATACCATTTCCATTAGACAAATTTAAAACAAAATTCTGATCACTCCTATTATCTTTAGCTTTTAAACTAATATTAGCACCAGATAAATTTATCGGAGTACCAGAAGCGTCTTCGTATTTAATTGTATTTCCAAAGGTTGCTCCTTGTTCTATTTTAAAATTATGTGACCCTGCTCCCATTATAAAGAATAATCAAATACGTTAGGTTTACCTGTTCCATTGTTTTCTATTAAGGTATATCCAGCTGAGCTAGTCCACCCGTTTGATTCGCTGTAGAAATTGCCGGTAAACAATGGAGCAACATCTATAGCCCTATAATTTGCTTGATCTACATAAGTCTCATTTAGCGTATGATAAACTTTTTTTGTTTTTCTACTGTGCCAATGACCTCCTAGTAAAACATTATATAAACCTTGTTTGCCATATTCCCATATGACCTTACCAAAGTCTCTTTTTGATAAGCCGTGGTGATTATGAGTCATGATATAATATATATTATCAATCTTACTCCCTATTACTAAAGGACTAAACTCAATTTTAACACCTGTTATTGCATTTCTTAACATGTAAGATAATAACCCAGCTATATCTCCTTCGTTGTCATGTTTAGCATCCGAGGTTGATCTATCATGATTTCCTGAAACCATGTAAACCGATGTAAGATTGTTTATATTAGATAGAAACTCTCTTAGTATCTCAAATGCTAAAATCACAACGTGATGTCCGTACATTCCTTTACCCATAGACTTCCAAGAGTTTATGTGGTTTAGTCCTGTAAATGACTCTATAAAATCACCCAGAAATATTACTTCTAGACTTTCATAGTTTCTACTATTAACCTGATCAGCAATTGATCTTAAATATTTAATTACTGTTTTATAATTAAAATCAGGCGTACGTTGTAAATTTCTAATATCAGCACCAATATGTAAATCTGCCAGACATAAGACTCCAGTCTTTTTTCCAGGAGTCTTTTTTACATTAACAATAGATATCGCCTTATCAAGTTCCTGCTTGATAGTTTGATAGTCTATTTCTTCTTCTCTCGGTTTTAAGGAGAGCTTGACTTGATAGTTAGTTTTTTTACCCGTCTTAGTTGAAACATCCCAAGCATTACAAGAATAGCCTGTGACTTCATACTCATTGACATCAATATCAAAGAACGTTATCGCTTCTTCAAGCGATGTAATAGGTTTTTCACCTTTATAATTGTACACTGTAGGTACACCGTATGAATCTCTTTTTAACTGTTTTGTTACTTCTGCAACTTTTCTTCTTATCGTTCGATGCGAAAATGCATCGCTCTTCTTTAGTATTCTGTCCGCTGTTTTACTATAAGATTCATTTGGGAACCGCATTAAGGTTTCCCTTATTAAATCTTCTAAGCCCACTTTATGGTTAGTTTAGTTCATATAAATTTACATCTTTTAATTTAATTAAAAAAAGGCGGTGACTAAGACCGCCTCTTTTCAACAAACTAAAACAAAATAAAATGTTTGATTAAGCCTTAAGCTTATCTACTTCTGTTTGGATAGCGGCAGGCGTGATAGTTGAATTACCATCTTTCACCCAGACATAAATACAAAAGTCTTCGTATGCTTTTGCATTACCTACAGCTTTAGAAGCATATTCTTTTGTTCCTTCAATAACTAATAAATCATAGTTACCAGAAACAACAGAAGCAGGCTTCTTAAGTGTAGCAGCTGATCCAGCTAATCCATATACACCATCAGCAACAAATCCTTCTTCTTCAGAAACTTTTACTTTAGCTTCAGTACCAAATGATGGAACTGCTGCAGTTGTGTAAGTAATAGTACCTGCGTCATTCATTGCTAATCTAAAATGAGAATCTACTGGAGCAGTAATGTTAATTCCTGCGTCAGATCCTACATCCGCTGCACTGAATCCAAAGAATGGAGAGTGAGGCTTAGCAAATTCGACATCCATTAGAGCTTTGATAGCGTCTGCAGCTGCTTCAGCACTTGCTGCACCTACTGCTTCAAAAGTCATAACTGGAAGGTTCATTGTACCTTTAGTTGTATTAATAATTTTTACGTAAGCAGAGTTGTCACTCTCTAACGCAACTAGTGCTTTAGACACTTGTGCAGTACCAGCAGAATATGCTATTACTGTTGTCTTTTTTACGTCCCCTTCACTAATAGGACCTACAAGTTTTGAACCGAAAAATAATGATACATCTTCTTCACCGCCTGATAGATCAATTGCTCCACTATCTAAAGCAGAGAAAGATGATCCGTTTTCTACAAAGCCGAACTTAGCAGCTTCAAATGCAGATGATGCAGCAGTATCGCTGTTTACGATCAACACTTCTTTTTTAAGATTTGCCATAATATTAAATTTAGAAATTAAAAAATTAATTATTCAGTTTGTGAACTCTCTACTGTGTTCGTTTGGTATCTCTGTGACTCTGTGGCTTCTAGTAAGTGTTTGACCGTAAGGTCTACTATTTCTTGATGAGTATGATCTGCTAGTTCACAATCTACATTCGAAGATAGAGAGATTTCTACAGGAATCCTAATGTAATCTGCTCTCAAGCTTTTTAATAGATAACTTTTGTTGTTTTTTGTATTTCTAAAGACCTTAATTGATGTGCCATTTATAATACCAAATGCACTTTGGTCTGTAGCTGTAGCAAAAGGGTTACCTAAAATATTGTAAGCATCATCAGGTTCTACTATTCTAAGTGGAATCTCTTTTATCCTCTTTACAGATACTTTATCTATTACTCCAGTAAAATCTTGACTAGGAGTAAAAGTTATTGCTGCTTGATCACTTAATGCTTGTAACTCTAATTGTTTTTCAATGGTATTATTACCAGAACTATCTTCAGATGTACTTTGATAGATAGTAGCATTTCCAGCTGCAACCGCAGAAGCATCATACTGGAATGTAAGTGATGTATTCATGCCTCCTGTTACAGGATCTCCAATAGAAACTGTAAAACTACCAGCATAACCAGCAGGAACACCAGGTCTTTGTAAAAGAAAAGTTACAAGATAAGTTTCACCTCTTCTTACTTCTTCTAATACTTGGGTAGCTGCTTCTTGGTAACTAGCGTCTGATCCAGATGCATGTGATAGAAGTCCGTTACTTATTGTCCATCTATCATCTGTTCCATCTCCTAATATCCAATTAGAATTAGTATCAAAATTGCCATTAGATACAAGTTCAGGATCTACTTTACAGTCATCATAAAGTATATTTACTCTGCTATTAATTAGAAACATATAATCAGTAGGTAGATCAAAGTCCTCATGATCTGTAGCAGGATTTGGAGTTATTACAGTATCTAAATAATCTAGTTCTGTAAGAATTCTTAAATCATCTACTCTTTTTTGAGATCCATGAAGACCCTGTCTTTTAGGATCTGATGCAAAAAAGAATCTTTGTTTTACAAATCTTTCTTGCATTTTATTCAAAGCAAAATCTATCTCCTCCGGCAAAAATGTGTCGAATGAGTTAGAGGCTACTTTTTGCAGACCCTGTTCTACCGCATGATGCATTTCTAATACTGTCATTCACTAAATGTTTTTAGACGAGCTTTTAAAGTAGTATATACTTCAGAGTTCTTTTTATCTTTTAGATATAAAACTGCTGCTTCTAGACTATCTCCAATCACTTCGTCACCATTCAAATAACTATTGCCTACCCTACGTAATACATCGTTTGTTAAACACTCTTCGATAAACGCCTGGTATTCAATATTCTTATCTTGGGCATACATTAAAAATTCAGATGGGTTTGAGTCTAACTCTCCTTCTAAAGTAATCTCTTTTTGTGTTTCATCCATAGATTTAGGATTATATCCATAGACTAACAACATTTGATTAACTTTAGCAGAATCTGCAGATAATTTAATAAACTCTTTATATGCATCTTTTCTACTTTTAACTCCTGCAGCTTGTTTAGCTTTTTCAATTGCAGTGTCGTAGATAAAATACTTATACTTTTTATTAGAATATAACTCTTGTTCATCTTTTGCTACATATGGATGTGCTAAAGCAAACTTATATCTAATAAAGTCTAGTAAATTAACTGGATCTCCGTTAGAATCTATACCCACTTCTAATTTAGTACCCGTATTCTCAATTGTTATTGACATATCTTGAAAATACTTTTTAACTTCTCTTTGAAAGTTAACGTCAGAAGGATCTATCCCTATGACACCTGGTAGGTATTTTTTTTGTTCTCCGAATGATAACCCTGTATTGGTATCTCCATTCATAGAAAATGTAGAACCTATTTTTCTCTTTGCTTCACTGTATATTTCATCAGGTAAGTTAGTAGCATTAGGTCTACGTTTAATTATTACTTGTTTCATGTTAAAATTATTAAAGGTTAAATTCAGAAAGAAAAGGGGACGTTGGTCCCCTCTCTTCTGAAAAGAAATTTATGATTTCACACACTCTAAGTGTAAACAATTTGTAGCTCTTCTGATTGCAATACCAGTTTCTTTCATGAAGTGAACTGATGCACCGTCTACATCGTTTGCTCTTAGTGAGTTACCACCGCTAAATCCTGGAGGAACAGAAGCACCAGCTACTGCCCATCTTACTAGTTCTCTACCTTTTCTAGAAACCATTTGAACGTTAGTTTCTCCATCATATGTAGACATATCAAGGAATAACATTCTATAAGATTCTAGTGGTAAACCAGAAACAGGATGTTTTGGACTGTTTAGTGATCTCGCACCGTGGTCGAATAATGGTAAGTGTCTTACTGTAATCACGTGACCATCAATATGCTGGTAAGAAGTGAAATAACCTCCTAATTGTAGGTTAGAACCACTACCAGAAATAAAGTTAGATGGATCTGTGTTTTTGATGTAAGTACCAGAACTGATCTCGCTCTTCATAGCGTTATCAAATTCTTCCATACCACCGATTCCTGTAAACAACACAATGTTCATTTGCTGAGCATCAGAAGCACCATATAATGCGTCTCTTACTACAGACTTGATCTTGTTAGTTGTTAATGAAGAATACGTATCAACGTTAGGAATTTGCTCAATAACTCCTGCTCCGATTGGAATAGGCTTGTTATTGTCATCCTTCAAATTAATAGTACCATCTGAAGATCTGTTGTACTTAGAATACCACAGAGCATACTCTGTTTCTTCTTTCCATCTCAGCATGTGCTGATACTCTTCAAAGTCATACCATAGATTTGTTTTTCTGCCATCTACATTAAACTCGAAGTTAACCACTTTGTCAGGCATATTACCTTCATATCGGTAAGATTTTCTGATTAAAGAGATTTGGTTTCTCATTTTAGATGGAGCAACCCAATTACTTTCGTTACCAACTGATCCAGAAATTGCAGTAGGTGCAAATAATTGTACCCATTTCTTTCCTGCACAGTTTCCGCTGCTAACAGAGTCAGCTGCATCTGCAGTAACTAATTGTAAAGTATATACCCAACCTCCGTCTGATTCGACAGGATCAGTCATTACTCTTGCTTGGATTCCTTCTTCACTTTCAATAATGTATTGCTTAATGAACCATTTTTCATTGAACTTTACTTTGAATCTAGTGAAGTTAACTCCAGAACCACTCACTAATGAGCTTGATTCTACAGTTTTGTTAATTCTACCCATTACTGGATAATCATACTCAATGTCGTTGATGTACTTGATAGCTCCCTGTCCTTCAGTTAGGAAAGATAGAGGAAATCTCTTATCTTCTCTTCCTGCTAGATGAGTTATTACCGGTGACAGTACATCAGGCTGAGTTAAAAGGGCGTTCGCTAATGAGTTCTCATCAGTCATACCCTCAGCGTTGAAAATGTCTTCGTATAAACGAAGCTTTTTTAAATTATCTGCTGCCATGATAAAAAAATTAAATTAAAATTAAAAATTAAACTTATCCTAATAACTTATCTAAAGATGGGATATTCGGTCTTTTACTAGTTTTATTATACCCTCCTTTGTTACCCTTCATTCTTCTGGATGCAGTTTGTGAATTAGCTTTTAATTTTGCTTTTAAATTCACTGCCTGCCTTGTAGTTGCTTTGGTGTTGATTAACTTCGACAAATCAAGTCCCTTATACATAAGGTATTCCATAGCAAGTATGGACTCTTGATCTAGCTTCTCTCTGTCTATAATTCGTTGACTTCTTCCTTGTTGATCAACTGGGACCGACATCCAATTATAGAACTTCTTCTTGTCTGCCTCTGGAATAGTAAAGTCTTTCAACTTTCCTCTATTAACAATTTGGTTAATATTATTCCAAGTTTCTTTGGTTTGCTGAGCTACAACTTTTGCTTCTTCTTGCTGCTGTTTTAGTAAAGTTTCTTTTGCATTTGCTTGTGCAACTGCTAGTTTCTTTACTGCTCTACCAGCATTCTTATACAGAATCTTAGCATCTTCATAATCTTGAATTGTATCTGTTACTTCTTCTGGTTCATATCCTTGAGAAGTTAGAAACGTTTCTAAGATCTTTCTTTGCATTCCGACATCCTTTTCATTGACTTCCAGCTTAGAGAAATCAATCTCTTTTGCTGCTACCTCAAAGTATTTATCAGGATCTCCTCCTGACACTCTATAATTAAGGTATTCTTGTATATCTGGGAATGCTGAAAATACTTGTTGAAACTGTTCTTCTGCCATCTTTGTAGCTGCTTCCTTAGTAACTCCGACAATACCATCGTAATCATCACTAAACTCTCCTTGTATATCATACCCTAATCTTTCTATTAAGGTTGATACTATTGAAGGCTCTGAATCTGTCTCATCAGACTCAGTGTTCTCAGCCACGGGTTGTTCCGCTTCTTCTGTTTGTTCTTCCTTTACTTCCTCCACAGTTTCTTCATCTGTAGTTTCTTGTTCAGGAACCGACTCCTCTTGAGTCTCTTCTACTACCTCTTCAGTAGTGTTTTCTACAGGTTTTTCTTCTTGTTTCGGATCTGTAGACTCCGGAATTTGTTGATCATCTAATAGTTGACTTACAGTCACCTTAGATAAATCTAAGTTTTCTTCTTTACTCATTGTTACAAAATTAATTAAATTATACTAGTTTTTTATGTTTATCTTTGTCTACATAAACACCTTTATATAGACATTTTTTATTATTTTTTACCCTTTTGGGCTTCTATTTGTTTATTAGCAATTTCTTTTTTATCATTTAGCTCTTTTCTTTTTAAATCAAGCTTTTCTCTTTCTAATCGCACACGTTCTAAATCAACTGCGTCATTAATTCCGTTGTTGTTCATATCTTGATCTACAACTTTAGATGCTACTTTCATTTCTTCAATGTCCATTTTTGCATCTCTGTCTAGTTGATTTTGTTCAGCTGTAAACTGTCTATCTGCTTGTTTATCAGCTAACTGTGCTTGTTGTTGCATTTGAGCCATCTGTTGTTGCTGTTGTGCTTGTGCTGCTTGTAGCTCTTTTTCTTTAGCATCTACCTCTGCTAGTTTTTCTTTAATCTTACTAAAGTTATTACCTTCTAATATTTCTGCTATAGTAACTGGACTACTACCATTCTGTGCAAATGATAATGTTAGTTGTTTTAATGCTCTTAGTTTGTCTGCTTCTATTGAGTTGTTCTTAACAAATACTCCAAATTCAGCTTCTTGGAACATTCCAGGATCTATATCTAATACTGCTTGTCTAAAGTCACTTGTTATATATTGAGTCTTAAGTCCATCTTTCCATGCAACTTTAGCTACATCTAATAATCCGTTAAACTCTCTTTCAACTAACTTATCAAATCGTCTAAACATTTCTTCAGTTACTACAGATGATTGGAATACTGCTCTTTCAGTAGCACCAATACCATCAGATGCTTGCACCTGTCCTTTACGTTGTCTAGATATTCCTATTAACTCTTCCCACTCTGCTTTTATAGCTTGTAGTAGTTGGAATTGAGAAGCTATGTATTGACCTAAACTCATGTCTAATACCTGGAATTGATTGAACGACACTCTTTCACCACGTTTACCTTCTGCTGTAGAATCTATGAAAGCAAAGCCCATTGCATCTGCGTAGTACATAAACTTCTCTTCATCCCAACCATGTCTCTTTGGAATAGTGTTCATTTCCATTAACATGATCTTATCTTTATTTTTAGCAATAGATAATTCTAATCTATAGTGAAATATATTATATAGGATTTGGTAGGGTACGCCCATAGATACTACAGATACTTGATCTGAATGTCTATTTGAGTAGATTCTTCCGTTGTAGGGGAGTTTACATATGGAAAGATTTGACATTTCATTTCTTTGTACCTGATGTGGTCTAATATTTACAAATATATCACCGTCTATTCGGTACCCTTCCCAAACCTGATTAACCCAAAAGTATTCTATACTTTCGTTATTATCTGGATTTACTTTGTACGTTTCGTCAACAACAACCGACTGTTCTTGACCTAATTCATCAAAATATGTTAGTATTCCCACACGTGCGAAGGATTTCCACACAACATGTAATACTTCCGCAAACCTTTCTGCATCTTGCGATGAGTAGTTTCCGCTGAAAGGAGATATGAACCCCATGCTCTTTTTTTGAGAAGGTTTCTCCAATCTATCTATATCTGCCGGTTTAAGAACATCGTAAAAGTTATCTACAATAGCATTTACGCTCATTATTTTCTTTCTTACACACCAATCTCCGTCTTCTATAAACTGAATATCAGGAGATTTTTCATAATCTACATCTAGAGGAGATACAATTTCATAATCACAGTCATTCATACATACATCTTTATATGTATAACATTCTCCTGCAACTAACCAATCAAAGAATGCAGTTTGAAATTGATCTGGTAATTCGAGTCTATCAATTAGGTAATCAAGAGATTCTTGACCCATAATAGCTCTAATATCTTTGTAATTAGCGTATATTTCTTGTTCTAGCTCTCCTAATTCAGGTAATTCTTCAGTAGGCATACCTGTTTCTACTCCTAATTCATTTAAATCATTAATAAACTTTTGTTCTAGATATTTTTTTAGTTCATCCTTTACAACTACTTGTTGCATAGATTGCATATCAGAATTACGTACAACTACTTGGTGATTAAAAGGTCTTTTTGCTTTTTCACCTAATAATAGATCTACTACAGGTTTTATAATATTGTAATTACGTAATCTTGCAGGAAATCCTTTTGTTTTGTGCTTTTCTGAGTTGTATGGATTGATGACATAGTTGTAGTCATTCTCATTTAGGTTGCCATTGTATGCATCGTAGAATTTATGCATAGCAGATTTATGTTGATTAGAAAATCTACTTCTATCAATATAGGCGTTCATCGAATTTTTCCCCCACTCCCTAGTCTTCCGACTACGTGGAAGCTTTTGCTTAGGAATGCTACTCATATCATTTACAAATTACTGAAAAAATCTTCTATTGAAAAAGGAATCGTCAGATTCTTCATAAGACTCCTCTAGCTCCTTATTATAGAGATCTTTCATGTGAAACATACCAACTAATAAAGCAGAAACACGGTCAAAGTTGCCTTTTTTTCCATATTTTATTAGCTCATCTATCAATGCAATATCATATATGTAATGCAAGTTTAGTTTAGGTAAGCCATCTTCCTGTCTACCTCTTTGTGATTTTAACCAGTCTCTTAAATATATTTCTGCTTGGTTTTTTCTATGTTGTGATCCCATAGATGTACCATAAGTTCTGTTTAGTTTACGTATTTTTACTCCGTCTGTTTTATCAAATATTTCTGCTTCTGGCATAAGATAATTTAGTAGCTTATGTCTTTTTGCATAGGGTATAACTTCACCTCTATCATTTTCAAATCCAATCCTTGCGTTAAAATATTTAGCTAACAGAAATAGATTATAGTTATATTCATCCTGAGTATCTGGTCTACCTACATAAGATGCTACAATCATATCATCTGGTTTAGAATGTGGATTGATTCGTTTAATAACATAAGCTGCACCTAATGAAGCTCCGAATCCATCACTTGCATACGGGTCATGTACTATAAAGTATAGATCATCTGGTATATCTGATCCAGATCCATCAGGAGATTGATATACTACAACACATCCAGAGATATTATCAGTTTTATTATGTGGAAACTTCATAACAGGTCTAACTTTATCACTAGGTCTAAAGATTATTCCTTTATCTGTCTCTACTAACATACCATTTACTGCCATTTTAGTATGTAATCCTGTACGCATCAATTCATTACGCCATGCTACTAGTGCTCCTCCAGGAAACATGTTACCTCTTTGTTGTAAGAAAGCCTCTCTAGGCATCCAAGGATATTCTGTAACATATTTATCTAAGGTATTTGCATCTTTGGCTTCCTTTTTGAGTTGTTCTCTTTTAGCCTCTTCTATTTGCTTAGCAGCTTTGACTAAAGAGTTTCCATTCTCATCCATGTAACCTATTTTGTTTTGAAACGATGGAAAGAAAAAACCACATGTGCTACCTTCTCCTCCTTCATCCCATACATTATCAAAAGGATACAGATCATATGCTTCTGGATTGTAAAACATAGACTCAAAGTCAATTGTACCACCTTCCATATCACCACCTGTACCAAATAAAACAATCTGTCCAGTTACTACACCACCATCCTCAACACAGGGACGTGTTGCTAAATACGATGCTTTTAAATTATTAAATGCACCACACTCTTCAAATATAACTAGTGATGCATCCTTACCTCTTGCAGCATCTGGATTATCTTTGAAAGTAATCGCTTCTACCTCTGATTTATATCCTTTTTCTATGGCTTGTTTATTGATATACTGTAAATAACTTGCTCTCTTATGGTTTATCTTGTCTACAACTTGTCTCCTTTTTTGCCATCCGGTGTGTTCGTTTACAAAATTCATGTAATCAGTGACCATTGTCATAATACCTTTAGGATATAGGTACTTTTTGTCGTGAGCACACAACAATGTGTAAGAATTTTTAGTTGTATTGTACAAATTAGCAGATATGGCAGCATTTTTGTAGCTAAATCCCTTACGTCTAGCTTTTGCTACTATAAGATGCAGTCCTTTAGACGCAGCATCCTCTAATGCATTAAAATAATGGTAGTCTCCGTCCCAAAAATTAGGGAATGATACAGTTTTTAGTCCAGCTTTGCGTTCTCCTATCTGTTCTGTTAGTTTTATTCTGCAAAAATTTAGATAAAAGTAGTGATGTCCTGTAATTCTAGTGTCTCCTACTGTATATCCTTCTTTACATCGTCTAAGTTGCTCTGTCCAATACTCATAAAAAGGTGCACTACCTGGTGGATCTTGGCAATAATAGCCTAATCTTACAAACTTTTGTGCTTCTCTGCTAAACTCCCGTGTATTTACAAACATTATTTTTTTGTGTAGTCCTTTTTTATAGTTTCTACGCTGCCGTCTTCTTTTATTCTAGATATTACTAGATAAAAGCTTTCTCCATTTTCATATTGATGATGACAATAACCCTGTAATCCTTTTAGATCATTTTCTCTTTCTATTGTACCGCTAAAGTTTTTGGTTATGTCTTTATCATATATAAAATGTGCAGCTCCGTATGGTACAAACTCTGATCCAGATTCGTTTCCTTTATCATCTACATGGGTTGTACGTCCACACTGTGGGCAAAATTTCTCAAACTTTATACCATCCTCACCTACATCTGTGATACGTAACTTGTGTCCACAGATACATTTAAGTTTAGAATTAGTATTAAATTTAATTTTTGCCATTAGTCTTCAAACATTCCTTTAGTTCCACCGCCACGAATCTTAGATTCATTAGCTTGTTCTTTTTTAACTTTTTCTTCTAAAGCATTTATTGTATCTATTGCTTTAGGTAATTTCTCAGACACCTCTAGTAGTTTAGTAACATCTTTCATTATGTTACCAATGTCTTTATCTTCCTCTCCATCTACAAGATCTAGAGAGTTTTCTATTTGTGATCGTAATGCATTTATAACTCTAGCAGAAGTTAAGAGTCCTTCTTTGATTGCTTTGAGGCTGGTGATTGTTGGTGTACGCTGAAGTTCATTGTACTTGTCCATGCCCATCTGTACGAGTTTGGTGACTGGAGTGTCTTCGTTAAATTGTAAGTCTTTGATGAGTCTTTGTTTTCTCTCTTCTTTAGGATATATTGAGTAGGGAGATCTATAGTCGCACATGAAGTAAATATAGGATAGTTCTCTGTGTGCGTTACGTTTTTTTCTGTCTTTGTCACTTGTTATTATTTTTTTAAATTCTGGAATGATTTTAGCTTCCGGATCAATCACTATGTTGAAGTTGTCTTCTTTGAAAAGCCTCATGATTTAAATTTTTAAGTCTATTTGGATTTACATGGAACCTACCAAAGTACGATAATCTTACACCGTCAAACTCTCCTTTGCTCATCGTATATGCTAGAAACTGAAACTGAGATTCACATATACTCTCAATCTCTTCTATGTTTCCACCCATCTCCTCCTTTATTTCTTTATATATTTCTTGTTTTAATTTATTCTTTGCCATACTGTTTATTATCTTCCTTGTCCTCTGTACCTAGGTCCATCATAATATTTACCTCCTTTTTGTTTGGTAAACCTGTTCTTAGAATGAACACCTGGTCTTTTTTTTCTAACTTTTTTATAATAATTATTTACTACTTTACGAGCCATCTTCTAAACCTAAATTTACAATATCTGCTGGATTAATCCAACATCTAACAATATATGTATCAAACTCATCAGACGGCATTAGTAAATCATACTCAAAAGATACTTCTCTCGCATGAAACTGTACTTCTTGCATAGAAATAAATGCATATACATTTTCTAACCCAACAACCCTGACATCAATAAAGTATTTCACCATCCTGCATTATAAATTCAAAATTAACCGAATCGGCATTTTTATAATTATAAACTATAGGATGAAAGGTGTACTTAGGTTTACTGTCTTTATTATAAACTAAGACCTTCTTGTCTTTTAAACTTTTGATAGAGTTGTTAAGTATAGCTCTGCCCCATTTCAAATTTTTTGCTACTTGCTTTCTATTAGATATAGAACAAGGATCGTTTATATTTGTTTTAACGAGCTCCATACAAACTTTAATTTCCGTCTTGGTCAGTTTTAAAATTCCATTTACAGTATATAAATAATCCTGAAGGAATCTTTCACTACTTGTTGGTATCTGTACTTTCATTATACTTTATAACTTTTTCTATTTTTCTAGACAGACGTTTTGCAACTAACTGCCTTACATTTTTAAGGAGAAGTATAATACATTGGTTCTCCGCTGAAAAATTTTTCTTTTGTAAACTATAAAATCTATCTATTAAGATATTAATTATCTCTTCATTGGTAGTTCCTGGCTGGAACTTTCCATCTAGCTTTTCGGTAAATTTAATTGTTTGAAATTTTTTGTTGTCTGCGAAGTCGGTTGCTTTATACTCTACTCCTGGTTTAACTATGTCCATTTGATTTATTGTTACTTTACACTCAAATGTATTAATAATATATATCAAATAAAAAAGTTCTTATAGGTGAGTCTATTTATAGAGACTTTTTCTTTCTCTGGTATATATTAACATAATCATACCTAGGTCTAGACCCATGATAGCTTTCTTGTGGCATATCAAGTGTCTCTTTGTTCAAAAAATTTCCCTCTAAATCAAGGATAGTGTATCCCTGAGCTATCAGGAGATTCATTGCATCAACTTGCTCCTGAGCTCTATCAATTATAGAGGTCGTTTTAAAAATTTTGTTATTTCTTTTTACCCTTTTCATAGACCACATATCCATGGGTCTTTAATAACACCACTGCTTCTTGTATTTCTTTATTTAACTTCCTGCAATAATCAAATATCTCACTCTCAAATGCATTTGTTTCATACATAATATATCTATTTTATATATCAAATATAGTAAAAATAAAATAAAGTCTCTATATAATGTAAGACATGGTCCTTTTGTAAAGTCAAATTTATTTATAATCTTTGTTTCCTCAGTCGCAGATCTGTAAGCTGCTAAACTTCAAGTAACCACCCTTGTTGGATCGTGCAAAGCAAGTCGTCTGAGAAAAAGCAGCATATCCTTTAAACTTTTCGTTGCACCCAATGTTATACTTACTCACGCGCATTTACAAAATAAAATAAAAGTTTCCCTGGGGGTGCATTCCTATATATAAAACCCCCCTAGGTATGTTTACAGAGACCACCTACTGTAAACCTCCCCCAGTAAATCTTGCGGGTTAAGTACCCCCCTATAAGAATTGGTACATATTATTAAATAAATCTTACATATAATGAAATTACTTGATTATGTAAGAGCACAGGGTGGCAAGTTTGTCAGAATAGTTGACGGACCTGCTGGTGCATTTGTCAGTTTTACTACATCTACTTTCGATGAAGGTAGTGAAGATGATTGGCATACACTACCCATTGGTAACAAGTCGAAGGACGGGAAACTAGATGAGTTCAATGTGCTCGAGGTTCAGGACAAAGAAAATCCTGATGAGATGATAGCGATTGCGACTGTGAACTTGTATAGCACAAGGGAAGAGTTGGCTGTCTAAGTCATCACACCTACACCTGTGAAGAATAGTAGCAGGTGTTTAGGTTTTAGTATATGATTGTATACAATCTAATTGTATTACCTACATAACCTCCAACAACAAACGGTGGTTGTTTGTGTATAGACTAGGTCTATCGTCTAGGTTTCTACCTATCATCCGACCCAATCTACAATCATACTATTATATTATATAGACTAAATTGTAAGCTAGTCTACAATATGTGCTTACAAATTACATCAAACTTTATAACAATTATTACAATGAAATCAATATTTAAATCTATTTATTACATTTATAAACTGTGTTATCTACAAATAATACAAGATATAAACAGTACAATACCTAATAAGTATCTATCTATTACTGTTAATGTATGGGTATGTTGTCTTATTACGTTAGCCTTAACCGGTATATCATTTGGCATATATCGTGTGTTCATAGTAGACATCTTAATCAATACACTATTATGAAAAAGCATATAACAGATATCAAGGCGTTGCCTACGGGTGTAATATGCGTTCACTTCAAGCTCAAGACGACAATAGAAATAGAAACGTTTAGATCTTGGGAGGACTTTTTGTATAAATATCCCAACTTATATGTAGAAGTATATAAACATAATGTCTGGTGGTCAAAGGTCAAAGAATTTTTGAGCCGGGTATTTATCTTCGGAGGTTTTATCTTATTTCTAATCTGGTTCTATATGACTCATGGCATATAACGAACGAATCTGGTATCAGGCGACTGTTCAAACTGAACATGGTACACGCAAATTCCCAATGAGAGCTAGTCGCAAGCTCTCTCAACGGGACATAGATAACTACAAGTATAACTACCAAGGGGACTTTGTGTCCAATGAGCAGATTATCTTGTGTAAAGAAATCTTAGTCGACTTAGACTTTGATGATAACGGTTCTCCTATACCAACATATGGTACAGAGGAGATTAATTAAATCAATTTTTTAAACCAATAAATCATGTTTTATTCGCACGATGAAGCATCTATGCTTCGTAACATAGAGACTGGACAGTTTCATGTTGCTAAAATAGAAGACGAAATATATAATAAACTACTGAAGTCATATCCAAACGAGTGGCATAATCAAATCAAAGAAGCATTTTTGTTTCGTGATGAGCATATGATATCACAGTTACAAGATTATTTTATGAGGTCAACGGTTACTACCTCTTTCAAAGTAGCCAATTAATTTTAATTATTATTAATTATGAGTATTGTTAGAATTCAATCTATCAGTGATCCGATTGCGGATCGTAACGGTAATAACTACAAAGTTATTACGTTTGAAACACCTGGGTTTAGAGAGGTCGTTGACCCTGCTACAGGTGAGTCTGTACTAGCTATGGCTGCTCCAAAGACAACTAAGAAATGTGTCTGGGAAGAGTCTTATCTAGACGGTACTAAACACTATATGTATAATGCTAAGGAAGGTCAAGCTGTTGCAGGTACTATTTACACTGCACAAGTCGCTGATTATGATATCACTGACGACAATGGTGAGACTAGAACAGTAAATACATATACTGGTTTTGTTCCTGCTTTAGAATCTGATGCTAATTTTCAGTCTGCTGTTAATCAGATGATAAGAGACGCTGGTCAAGAATTGGCTGGTAACTCTGCAAAAGATTTCAATGTTGCCGCTGAGCACCAAGAAATCGAGGAAGCAGCTAAGGTTTCTGTAGAGGAGCAAGTTAATGAAGATTCGTTCGCTGAATAATATTAGTTTGGTGTGCGAGAGATAGAGTGTAAGGCACTGGTCTTTAAGTAAGATTTATTCCGGTGCCTTCCTCTATTTTATAACCATATAAATTTTTTGACATGCAAAGAAAAAGAAAAATAGGTACTCTACAAGTTACAGATACTAACGACATAAAGTATAGACAAGGTCGTAGTAAAAGAAAACTTAGAGAACAATATAAGTTTACATTTGTATCTATAGTTGGATTAATAATAACATTCTTACTTATAGCTGTTGCAACTCAGTGTTCATACGCTCAACAATACAACTATGAGAATAAGTATACAACAATATTAGATGAGTTTGATACTCCACAGGATTACAAACGAAAGAACTATGATGAGTATTCATTATGGTTATACAATCTACCTATACATACAGGTTATGCTAGATATCACAATGGTGGTATTGTAAAAGGCAAAGGCAGAACATATGCTGCAACATTTACTTACGAGATAGGTAACAAAGACTTACATCAATGTGCTGACGCAGCATTTTGGTTAAGAGCATATTATTTATGGGAGTCTAACAGAGAATCAGAGATAGGATTTCATTATACAGATGGAACTTATGTCAGTTACTGGGGTTGGCTTCGAGATAATAATATAACTATATCTGATTACAATACATTCTTCAGATATATGGAACATATGTGGATATATGCTGGCACATGGTCATTGGAAAATTTGGAAACAGATACTATTCCAATAACTGATATGCAACCGGGTGACGTATTTGTTCAAGGAGGTTTTCCTGGGCATGCAGTTACCGTAGTAGATGTAGCTATACATAATGAGACAGGACATAAAGTATTTATGTTAGCTCAATCGTATATGCCTGCACAAGAACAGCATATACTTATTGATCCTCAAGACGGTGATGTATGGTTTGATATGAAAGAAGAAGGACCAATATATACATACACATGGACGTTTAATTCACAAAATTTAAGACGATTCAAATGGTAGATAATAGTAAATACCATCTAGACAGAATAGAGGCGATGGAAACAGAAATCACTCGCCTCAACTCTGTTATAGATGAAAAGAATAAAGAGATAAATAAGTTAAATAAAAAAGTAAAGAATTATGAGAAGGATAAGTAAATTAACGTTAATAGCTACGTTATTAACAGGGCTCTTCCTAGTGTCATCCTGTGCTTCACAGAGAATGTGTAAATCTAAGAAGAAGTATTATAAATCACAGAAGTGTTGGAATGCTAAAAAGCAAAAGTTCACACGCTGTTAAGTTTCACTAAAACTAAATTAAATAAATTATGGGTTTTGATATATATGGATTGAATCCTCACAATCCTAAAAAGCTTGTTAAACCAACAATTGATTGGTCTAAGCAGCATACTGAGGAAGAAAAAGATATCTATTTTAAGTCAATAGATTATTATGAATCACAAGTTCCTGGTCATTATTTCAGAAACAATGTGTGGTGGTGGAGACCCTTATGGGACTACATTTATACTTATACTAATTGTCTAAGTGAAAAAGACTGGAAGTCTGGACATCATAACAGTGCTTATCAAATAGATGGAGAAACCTCTATAAGAATAGCTACTAAGTTACATGAACTAATAGACTCTAAGCATGCTAAAGAACATGAAGAAATGTTAGATGTTAAAGCTAAAGCAGCTAAGAAACATAATAAGGAGATAGAAGACAAATGTGAGATTATAAAACAGATAGTTATAGAAAAGAATCAACAAAAGTATATTAAACTTGGTTATTCTGGTCAAGAACTAGAGGATAAAAGAGAGGAGTTTATAGCTCCTATGGATTATCCTAAAAAAGAGAAAGAAATGTGGGATAAACTGCAAGCAGAGAAAGACTGGTCAGATTCTTATCCTTTTTCTGTTGAAAATGTCAGAGAATTTGCTAACTTCTGCTATCAATCTGGAGGATTTGAGATATGTTAGCGTTAATAACAGGTATTGTGTATCTAATAGCATTATACCTACTACTTAAAAATGAGTAAATTATGAATTATTTGATAACTAATAGTAAGTCACAAAGTGCTTATGAAGGGTTTGGAATAATCAATATCAACGAAGCTATATCACACCTTAAACAGTGTGATGTAGTGGCTGTTGACACTGAGACTACAGGCTTTCATTGGTATGATGATAAGTTACTGTTGTTACAAATATCTTCAGAAGAGCATAATTACATTATAGACTGCAGAAATGTAGACATTACACCTCTTGCTCCTATGTTTAGTAGTAAGAAGGTTATAAAAATATTTCACAACGCAAAGTTTGACTACAAGTTTTTGTTAGCAAACGGTATAAGATGTGAAAATATACATGATACAATGCTTGCTGATCAACTTATACACTGTGGTAAAGCAAGTATAAAGTATTCTCTAGATCTTGTAATAGACAGACATCTAGATATTACGCTAAGCAAAGAGGCACGAGCTTCTTTTATAAATCATAAAGGTAATTTTACAAAAATACAACTTGTCTATGCTATGGATGATACACAGTATCTAATAGAACTTAGACAGAAACAGCTTGTAATGTTGTCTGATCTTGATTTATTAAATGTTCTCGAACTTGAGAACAAAGCATGTCTAGCGTTTGCTGACATGGAATACAACGGTATATATCTTGACAAAGACAAATGGAGCAAGAATACTATTGCCGTTGGTGTTGAGCTTGAGAAAACAGAACTAGAGCTCGACAAATTTATTGCACAAGAGGATCAGTTTGATAACTTTAGAATAAAAGAACTACAGACTGATATGTTTACTCCTTCGAGTGATCTTAGACAAACAGATATTCTATGGTCCTCACCCTCACAAGTACTCAAACTATTTAAGGTAATAATACCTGAACTTGACAGTGTAAATGCTAAACTTATCGCTACATACAAGAATACACATGCGATAATAGAAAAGTATATACATTTCAAAGAGCAGAGTAAATTATATAATGCGTATGGTCAAGACTTCTACAAGTATCTACATAAAGATGGTAAAGTACATACATCTTTTCAACAGATACTAAATACTGGTAGAGTGTCTTCAAGAAAACCAAACATGCAACAGATTCCTAGCAGTAATACATATAGAAATGCATTTGTTCCTAAAAATAAGGACGATGTATTTGTATCTTCTGACTTTTCATCACAGGAGTTATGTATTATTGCGTACGGATCTGGTGATCCTGTATGGTTGAAAGCATTAGAACAAGGAGCGGATCTTCACTCTATATGTGCAGAACTCATATTTGATAAGAAATGGAAAGACGCTGAAGGCAATCCAGTTGAACGTAAGAGATTACGTACAGCTGTAAAGTCTATCAACTTCGGTCTAGCTTATGGTATGAGTGAGTTCAAACTTGCAGATACACTCAGTATACCTGTAAAAGAGGCTAAAACTATGATCAAGAAATACTTTACTGTATTTCCTGCTATTAAAAAGTTTCTTACTAATCTAGGTAACTATGGTAAAGACAATGGTCATATTAGGACTTTTGCTCCTTACAAGCGTATTCGTTGGTTTGAGGACTGGAATGGCAAGGATACTGATTTTGCAGTGCTTGGTAGCATAGAACGTGCATCCAAGAATACCCCTATACAGGGTACAGGTGCAGACATGACTAAACTTGCTCTTTATAAGTTGCGTGATATTATTCACGATAATAAATATCCGGTTAAATTAATTATGACAGTGCATGATCAGATAGACACAATATGTCACAAGGACTTTGCTGAGCAATGGTCTAATATTCTAAGAGAGACAATGGAATCTGCTGCACTGACTATAATTGATAACGGATTGTTGAAATCAGATACAAACATTTCTAAACAGTGGCAAAAATGAGAATAGATTTTACAGTTTTTAAGAAAATAGAACAATGGTACGGTTCAGATGACTTTGAGATAGGTGTACACAGTGATAGAGCTCTGTATGTACGGTTTGGTTATTGGGATAAGGTAGATTTAGATGCTTTTAATTCTTTCTTTCCTGACTATATAGCTACAGCTGAATATTTAGTAGATGAAGATGAAGATACAGGAGCTGCATATGTATATTTAATACATAGACCTGAACCAATAGTTTAATTTGATATGACACTAAAATTTCGTATCTTAAATAAGTATATAGATGAAAATAGATAAAACAAGATTAATAAGACAACAGAAAACAATAGATATATGGAAAGCTAATGGTTATAAGGGTACGTTAGAGGCTGTAACAGGCTTCGGTAAAACATATGTAGCCTGTCTTATCATACAACAAATGAATAAGAAGCAACCAGAGGCAAGTACAACAGTGATAGTGCCTACAAGATACCTAAGAGATCAGTGGGTCAATAGGATTAATGAAATGGAGCTCTGTAACGTTACTATTATGGTAGTAAACACCGGTGTAAAAGCCACTAGAACAGCAGATCTATTGATTCTGGATGAAATACATAACTACGCATCTGATGTGTTTAGAAATGTATTTACAAAGATCTTCTACAAATATATTCTTGGTCTTACAGCTACGCTAGAGCGTAATGATAAGAAACATTATATAATAGAACAGCAATGTCCTGTTATAGATACTGTTTCTATGCAAGAAGCTCTATCTATGGGCTATGTATCAGACTTTAAGATATTTAATTTAGGTATTGAACTTGATGATAAAGAGAGATTCAAGTATGAAACTATGCACGATAGCTTTAATAAGTATTTTAAGTGGTTTGACTTTAACTTTCAGACTGCTATGAAATGCTTACAAAGCCAAGAATTCAGAGAGCACTACGCTGCTAGAACAGGATATGATCCTAAAGGTATAATGAGTGCTGCAGTCAATTGGTCTAAGAACATGCGTTTAAGGAAGACTTTCCTATATAACCATCCTTCTAAGATACAGATTGCTAAAGAATTGATTGATACATTTGATGTAAAGACAATAACTTTCTCTGAGACTGTCAAGTTTGCTGATGAGCTAACTAAAGCATGCTATCCATGGGCGATATCATATCACTCTAAAATGGGTAAGTATGCTAAGATAAAAGCTATAGAACAGTTCAACGATGACAGATCAGATATCAAGGTTATATCTACAGCAAGAGCTCTAGATGAGGGCTTTGATATACAAGATGTTACTCTTGCAATTATATGCAGCGGTACATCTACTTCTAGACAAGATCTTCAACGTACGGGTAGAGCAATACGATGGGCTCCTGGTAAGACAGGACTTATTGTAAATTTGTATATTCGTGACTCGCAAGACGAGAAATGGTTGAAGGCTAGACAGAAGAAAACAGTCAATACTATAAACGTAAGTTGCATAGATGATATGAAACATCATCTAGGACAAGCGTCACTTAATTATTTAAACGTAGAAGAATGATTTTAGAAACACCCGCACAATACGTGGACTTTCTGACTAAACACGGGTTAAGTCCATCACAGTTTTTGTTTTTGTACATAGTATATGAGAATGATTATGCATCCTTATATAAGTATGTACATATGGAGGGTGGATTCTCTACATCTGAGTTACAGGATATGGTAGAAAGGGGTTATCTTATTGATGATAATCCCAATTCTAAATCATCTCTTGCTGATAACTATACAGTTACAGATAAGTTTATAAAAGATCTTTACAATACAGACGCAAGTGCTGCATATGAAGAGTTCTTTGAAGCATATCCTGTACATATATATGTAGACAGTAAGAGATTACCCGGTCGTAATGCTACGATGCGCACACGTAATTATTATAAGAAAAAGATTGCTACAAGAAGAGCTCTGCATATGAAAGTCATGAAGTGTCTAGATTATGCAAAAGATAATCATCTGATTACTATGGGCATGGAGAAGTGGATAGAAACAGAGCAATGGAAAACTATTTTAGAACTTATGAAAACAGATACAGATGGATTCGAATCTCCAAACGAAAAGATTTACTAGTCTTCAGATAAAGACAGCAGATCAGGCTATAAAGGAAGCCGATAAATTCCTAGAGGAGGGAGCTCTAAACAAGAGACCCTTTCTTGCTACACGGTGGCAGAAAGTAAATACTATGCTACTTGGTGGTTTTCATTTTGGACAAACATATTTTCTTGCTGGAGCATCAGGTCATGGTAAGTCTTTCTTTGTCAACATGTTGCACACAGACTTTACATCGTATTATTTAGGTAATCAAGACATAAAAGTATTACACTTTAGTTTTGAAATGCACGCCAAAGATGAAATGATTAGAAAGATATCACAACTAAATGATGTTGACTATAGAAAACTAGTATCATCTGACAAGCCTCTAAGCATGGAAGAGCTTGATCTTATTAGAGAAACATACTCTAGGATGAAGAATAATAATGTCTATTATGTTGAGACCCCCTCTACTAGGGATAGAATATATGCTACTATTAATGACTTCTGTAATGAATTCAAAGATAGTAAAGTAGTTGTATCTCTAGATCACACCTTACTAGTTACACCAACTGCAGGAGAGAATGAAATACAATCTCTTGCAGAACTAGGCAAGATGTTTATACAAGTACGAAAAGAATTTGGTACTTGTAATATACTGGTTGGACAGATGAATGACAAGATGGAATCAAAAGAACGTAGGGATCCTACGAATCCATCTTTGCATTATCCTACAAAAACAGATATACACGGTAGCAAACAGATCTATCATTCAGCTGATGTAGTTATGGTACTGCATCAACCGGCACTTCTTAACTTAGAATACTATGGTAAGAAGAGATTTCCTACGACAGATCTTGTAGCTCTGCATTGTCTAAAGAATAGAACAGGCACAGCAGGACTGACAAGATTGCGTAATAATCTACAGCACGGTAGATTTGACACCTACGAAGAGAAACTTTTTTAAATTAAAATAAAATAAAAAATGGAATTACCCACACAAGTTATTAAATCAAAAACAGTAAACCCCTCACTGTTAACTATCTTTGGACAGTCAAAAGTAGGGAAGACAACGATGTTATCTAAATTAGATAACTGTTTAATTATTGATACAGAAAAGGGCACGAAGTATGTAGATGCTATGAAACTGCAAGTTAACAGCACATCTGAACTAAAAGCAGCAGTAAAAGCACTAAAAGAAGGTAACAATTATGATTACATTGCTCTTGATACTATTGATAATGTGGTTGCATGGTTCGAGAAGGACGTAGCAATTGCAAATAATGTAGAAAGCTATGCTAAAATCCCGTTTGGTGATGGTTATAATCAAGTAAGAACACGAGTCATGAATATGATTAATGCTCTTATGGAATGCTGTGAACAAGTTATTATTATAGGACACAGAAAGAAAACTATCATTGGTACGGACTCAGTAGAAGTTAATGTTAGCTCTCTAGATTTATCAGGAAAATTAAAGAACTATGTTATGGCTAAATCTGACGCTATTGGATTTGTATATAGAAGTGAGTCACAAGGCAAACTGCTTATCTCATTCCAATCTTCTGATGAAGTTGAAGCAGGTACAAGACTGCCTCATCTAGCCGGAAAGATCTTTGATTTTGAGTGGAAAAGAATATATAAATCAGATTAATTTTGTATATTGCATATACAATTTTAATATAATTTTAAATCAATTTTTATGTACAAATTAGTAGAAACTCAACCTAATACTAGCAACTACAAACTAATGAATGCTGGTATTAATGAGAATGTTAGTCTAGTAGACGTAACGTTCGACACTCTAAGACAAGATGGCACAGGAGGTAATGTAATTAGATTTTACTTCCAAGATGATGAAGGTGCTAAATTTACACAGACTTATATGGAAGTTACATCCTTAGATAGACTCAAAGAGTCAGCTAAGAACGCTGCATCTTCTGGTAGACCTTGGTCTTCTACACCCGAACAATTACACAAAGACTTACTACGTAATGTAGGTGAGTCGTTATTTCATATATTGTGTGCTTTTGTTCCAAAAGAGAAGGCAATGTTACAAGGCGCTACATGGGATGAGCTTGGCAAGAACGTTATAGATCTTGTTGGTAACTCATATGAAGGTCTGAAGTTCAAGATAAAGTGTGTATATGACAAACAGGGTAAGTATTTACAGTTCCCTCAGCGTCCTCTACAACCTTTTATCTTATCTCAAGATAGTGATGTCAATTTAACTATTTCTTCTAGAGATAACTTAAATGCGGCAGCACCTACAAGTGAGGCAGAGATAACTAAAGAATCATCTGGTTCTGAAGGTGACCTCTGGTAAACTTGTATCTTTATTTATGTTTTCGTGACATAAGTTTAGTTTAAATTTTTAATTTAGTTTTATAATTGAAGAGGGCACCCAGTGGTGTCCTTTTCTTATTAAATATAATAGTATGTATAATTTAAATCCAGTTGTAACTAAAGAGTTTATACTAGATAGATTAGACCAAGTACAAATACTAGAGTATTACTTGGGCATACGTGTTAATAACAAGAGTGTTAGATCTCCTTTGCGAAGAGATAATAATCCTTCCTGTAGTTTTTGGGCAAATGGTAATGGTACTATTTACTTCAAGGACTGGGCTCAAGGATTTAGTGGTGATTGGATTAAGATAATACAATATAAGTATGGTCTTAATTATCAAGAGGCACTACAAAGGTGTGCAGAGGATTTTAATCTTGTTAATGGTAGAGGTGTAGTAAGTGTTGGTAAGATACAAGAGTATTCTAAAATTAAGTTAGAACCCAAAGAGTCTGTAATACAAATAAAGGTAAGACATTGGGATCAACATGATAGAGAGTATTGGTCATCGTATGGAATCAACCGAGGTACACTAGATATGTATAATGTGTATCCATGTGAAATAGTATTCTACAATACCAAAGTCATATATTCTAGAGCTAAAAATGATTTAGCTTATGCATATAGATTTGGTGTAGGCAAGTATAAAATATATATGCCTCAGCGGAATGCATTTAGATGGATATCTAATTTTAATAGCTGGCAGGGTATGGATCAACTTCCTCCTTCAGGATCATATTTGATTATTACTAAGTCTATGAAAGATGTTATGTGTCTTCGTAATCTTGGTATAATAGCATGTGCTCCTGCATCTGAGGTTGTACAAATAGAAGATAAAGAGATTGAAGACTTATCCACAAGATTTCAACATCTGTTTTCTTTTATGGACTTTGATCTACCTGGTATTAAGATGGCTAACGTGTTGTTTAGAAAATACAATGCTCAACCTATGTTTCTAACAAATGGTAGGTTTGGTAGTATAGACTATAGAGCAAAGGATATATCTGATTACTATCGCACGCATGGACTAGAGTCTACATTAAACTTAGTTGCACAAGCAAAAAAGAGATTTCCATGGATAAAATAGAAATAAGTATACCTTTATTTTTAAAGAAGGTAATGATATCAAAAGCCAGAAGAATCAAATATTATAAACGAGGTGGTAAAATACCTAAAAAATATAAAAATAATAGTTTTGATTCTAGAGGTAGAATGATAGATGCAAACGGTGAGTTTGTTGTTGCAAATCCAAGAACTATTGGTAAACCAAAGTATCTTACTATAAACGGACAAGCATTATATAATGCAAGAATGAGTCCACATATAAGATCTAAGGTTGTAAACTCTGTAAAAGATTCTTTTATACCACATATGAAAGATTTAAAACCTATAGAGAATTTACCTGTAAGAATATCATTGAAAATGCATGATACAATAAGACAGGCAAACTGGGATTTAGATAACCAGTGGCTTTATAACAAGTGTTTTCAGGATTTATTAGTAAAGAAAGGAATCATACCTGATGATGATATTAGATATGTTACAAAGTCAGCAGCACCAGAATTTGTGCCTGTTGATAATGAATCACAGCGTAAGCTAGTATTTATAATAGAGTCAGAAGAACGTGATGAAGTATTAAAACATAATTTTTATGATGAATTTTATAGCGAAGATTAGCAGCGGTAGAATTATACCGGATCAGCCTCTCGTAGTAAACGATGAGCTGAATACCTACCATGAGAAAGTGGTAGAGATAACCATCAATAAAACGAACAAGCGTACCAATCCTCAGAATAGGTACTATTGGGGTGTAGTTGTACATCTCATTAGAGAAAGATTCATTGAGCTTGGCTATACTCGTACTGATATTGATGATCATAGTGTTACCAGTCCATTGACTAGAGACGATGTACATCAGTTTCTTAGATCTAATTTTCTAAGAGATGATATAGTTTCTGGTGATGGTGAGGTATTAGGAACATTATCAAAGTCTACTAAACAATTGTCTACGGACGAATTTGTTAAGTATCTAGATAATGTAAGAAACTGGGCGGTAGGTAGTTTAGATATAGAGATACCAGACCCCAAAACAGAAATTAAATATGACATTAAAATAGAAAATAATGGGTAAAATGAAACAACTGTTTATTGAAATGCAAGAACAAGCAGCTCAAGAAGCTAGAGATCAAGCAGGCATGAATGTTCCAGAAGAACCTATGATGACTAGTAATAAGACACCAGCAATAATGTGTCCTAATTGTTACAAGAGTTATCTAGTTTTTAACTGGAAAACTAATGAAGCCAATTGTGAAAAGTGCGGGCATGAATTTGTTCATGTAGGAGATAATACAGTAAAATTTAAGTAAAACAATTTAAGTAAAACAATTATGAAAATAGTAAGTAATTCTGATATTCAGAGTGTAGGAACTGTGAATAAAAGTATAGACTTTGGAATAGATAAAAAGAATATAGGTATATTATTCAGAGGTTTCTCTGACACCTTATATTCTAACAAGATTGGTTCTATTGTTCGTGAGGTAACTTCTAACTGTTTTGACTCTCATAGAGAAGCTGACATAAAAGATGACGTTGTCATTACTATGGTACCAGCAGATCCTTTGACAGGAAAGAACGGTAAGATTAGCTTCCAGGATGTGGGTGTTGGTCTAAGCCCTGAAAGAATCAAGGATATATATTCCAAGTATTTCTCTTCCACCAAGAGAGATACAAATAATGAGATTGGTGGATTTGGTATAGGTGCAAAGAGTCCTTTAGCTTACACTGATGTATTTGAGGTTAACACCATATATGGTGGTATATCATACAACTATGTAGTACATAGAGGAGAAGAAGTACCTGTAATCAAATTATTAAAGCAAGAGAAATCAACTGAACGTAATGGTACTACTGTTATTCTACCAGTTAGAGCAGGAGACGAAGAAAAGTTTAAGGATGAGTGTAAACATCAACTTAGATTTTTTAGTAACATTCGTTATATAGGACTAGATATAGATCGTGATTACAAAGTCATTCAAGGTAAACATTGGATTGCCTCTACTGATAATAACACTGAGTATAATCTATCTATATGTCTTGGCGGTGTAAGTTATCCTCTAGATAAATCTCTTGCTGAATTAAGTGAGTATACTCAAGATGATAGTATGTATTGTAATTATTGGAATAGAACTACAATTGCTCTTAAGTTTGATATCGGTGAGATAGACGTAACTATGTCTCGTGAAAGCATTGAGTATAATGATAGAACTATCAAAGCAATAAAAGACAAGTATAAACTAGCTAGACAAGAGCTTATAGATATGTACCAGACTAACTGGGATAAAGTAACAGATTTTAGACAATACTTTATAGACTGTAATCATAGAAATAGTAGTATAATTAAACTACCTGTAGGAGAATATACTATAGATATTAGTTTTACTATGAGAAGTGCAGATCGTCCTAAGTTTGCTCCATGGGGAGTTGCTGTAGATCAAAACATGCTATCATTAATTTTAAAGACTTATAGAATTATAGACGGTCAGAGAAATTTAAAGAAGTATGGCAATGAAGCTCACACTTTGTTTACTAACTATGATCTGGATCATTGGTTTAGAAAAGCAGACAAGCTTAGTTCCTTGAAGAGTAATTATATTCATGATGAGGTAATTCAATCTGGTACTTTTGTATGTGTAGAAGCTAAACAAGAGCCTGATTGGAATAGAAGCACTTGGTATAAAGACGCACAAGAAGACTATAAGATAGTCAAACCTTTGTTGTTAAAATATATAAAAGATAACACACGAAGCTATGACAAGATAGTTGTACCTGAATCTTATAAACCAGTTGTACCTACTAGAGTTAAAACAAAAGCACCTAGAGGTGCTGTATGTGCTAGAATACCTCACTATGAAAGATATTATCATAGAGATAGTCAGTCTGATATTACATATAAAAAACATAGTACTACCTATGTAGCAGTAGAAGAATTAATAAATTCTGGTACTACTATTATATATGGGACACAAGACGAAATAGAGATTCTAGATAAGTTTAGTTATATATTTTCTTATATGGGTGGTAGAATGGAGAGACGTGGAGACGTGTTACAAATTGGTAGAGAGCGTGTACAAATACACAAGATAGCAGGCAGTCATGTTAAACATTATTCTAACATGGGTGCATTATCTATAAAGGAGTACATTATCAAGAATTACAATTGGATAACTTCGTTTAAAGAAGCTGAAACTTTTAACAATTTCTATAAACATCTTAATACTATAATAGAGAACACTAACATATTTCCTAAATCTTTTG